TAGCACTTAAAAGATTTTATGTTGTTGAAGATGTAAGTAGAGCAAGTGAAGGATTTACACAGACGTGGTACCCTCATTTATATAGAATTAAACTTAAACAGATAGTTGATTCACAGGAGTATAAAGATATACTTGATGCTAAAGCAGAAGAAGGAAGTGATAAGACACTTAGAGATTTACTTTCAACATATAACAAAGAAAAAGAAATCAATGATGCTGTAGTCAACCAAGCAGAAGCAGATGCTGGAAAAGCTGGATACGAAACAAATCACTTATACACCTTACAAGTTGATGATAGAGGTGTAACAGAACTAGTTACAACAGATACAAGCACACTTGATGCTAGTACACAAAATGAACTTGCTGATAGAATTCATCAAACTCCAGAAAGAGAAGGATATGAAGGTTATCTAATAGGAGATGGTATAGCTCCTAATGGTGAAGCATTTGGTAGTGGTATAGGTTTTCCAACAGGTAGTGTAAAAGGAGATTACTTCCTTAGAACAGACTTATTTCCTAACAGACTGTTTAGATATGATGGACAAAGGTGGGTAAAAATGGAAGATAATATTAGAGTTAATTTAAGTAACACTGATAGTAAACAAACACAAAGAAGTTCGTTTATTAATAACACAGCAACTTCAAGTATAGGTGGCGAAACAGTTAAAGAAAGACAGAGCTTATCAGACGCACTGAAAGCTAAACCGGATAACGAATAATGCAACATTTTTATGACGGACAAATAAGAAGATATATCACCCAATTAATTAGGCTTTTTAGTAACTTCAAATACAAAGACGGTGAAGGCAAAGAAGTACAAGTTCCTGTAATGTATGGTGATATGACTAGACAAGTCTCTAATATTATAAGAGATAACAGTGAAAACAAAATACCTTCTGCGCCAAGAATGGCAGTCTATATAACTGCGTTAGAGCAGGACAGAACAAGGACAGCAGATTCTAGTTATACAAGTAAAGTACATATTAGAGAAAGAGCGTATGACAATAATAATAAAGAATATTTAAACACACAAGGAAAAAATTATACTGTAGAAAGAATAATGCCTTCTCCGTATACATTAGCAGTGAATGTAGATATTTGGTCAACTAATACAGAAATGAAATTACAAATTATGGAACAACTTTTAATGTTGTTTAATCCAAGTTTAGAAATACAAACTACGGACAATTATGTTGATTGGTCAAGTTTGACTGTAGTCGAATTAACAAATTTAAACTTTTCAAGCAGAAGTATACCACAAGGTACTGAATCAGAAATAGACATTGCCAGTCTATCATTTTCTACTCCGATTTATATTAATCTCCCGGCAAAAGTTAAAAAATTAGGAGTCATCACAAATGTTATTATGAGTATTTTTGATGAAACAAAAGGAACAATTAATCTAGGCGCATCTATGCCTGAACTATCTGCTTATTCTGACACAGAAGCAAGTCAAGCTAAGACTGATCTACAAACAGGTAGAACAACCAAAGATGGTATTACAGTTACAGGTGGAAATTATAAAGATTATGATATTTTAGTTATGGGTACTACAGCACAAATTGTTGATAGAGGCAGAGTAGGAAGTATCGCTTGGGATCAAGTTATAGATCCACATCCTGGAGAATACAGAGCAGGATTATCGCAGATACAGATAAAAAGAAAATTACTTTCAGGAGAAAATACTACTATTAGTATAAACGGTGGTATTACAATAAATGAACTAGATAGAACTAAATTACAGATAGTATGGGATGAAGATACAATTCCTACCAATTCTAGTTTAAACAGTCCTAGTGGCAGAAACAATACAGGTAGTGTTGATTTTATTATAGATCCACAAAAGTACAATCCAAACTCAACAACAAAAGTTGCTGGTTTAAGACTTTTACTACTGGGTAAAATAAATGATAGTGCGAATGTAGGTGGATTAATGACATTTGGACAGGATCCTAGCGACGGCAGTAGTCAAGACCCATATGACGGTCCAGATGCTTGGAAAAATACAGACGGAAGTGACTTTGTAGCAGGTCAAAATGACGTAGTTGAATGGGACGGATCTAAATGGCATATTGTTTTTGATTCTAGCTCAGATGACGGAGCAACAACCAAATACTTAACTAACCTGAATACAGGCGTCCAATATAGGTGGACTGGTACAGAATGGATACTCAGCTGGGAAGGCGAGTATCAAAAAGGTACTTGGCGCCTAGCACTTTAAGATAATTATTTACATGAACAGTGAAATCACGTGTAGTGGAGCCTTATTCTATGCTTTAAAAACAAAGAGGTTTTTACTATTACACAGAACACAAAGCAAACAAAAGAATGTTTGGGGATTAGTAGGCGGAACCAATGGAAAAAATGAGTATCCTTGGCCTGCTCTACAACGGGAAATTACTGAAGAAATAGGAGCATTACCGAACATTTTAAAAACAATTCCATTAGAAACCTTTGTAAGTAGTGATCATAAATTTAGTTTTCATACATATCTTTGTGTTACTGCTGAAGAATTTTTACCTGATTTAAACGAAGAACACGACGGATATAGTTGGGTAAGTTTTGGTAAATGGCCTAAGCCGTTACACATGGGACTAAGAAATACACTACAAAATAAAACCAATCAAACAAAACTAAAAACAGTTTTTGACTTAATAGGATATTTAGAGAATGAAAAAAATTAAAAACATTACTATTGTAGGCGGCGGATCAGCGGCTTGGTTAGCGGCAACCTACATACAAAACAATTTTTGGGACCTACCAGTAACAGTCATAGATAAGGAAGTAGGTAATCCTATTGGAGTAGGCGAAGCGACTGTTTTAACTTTTCCTTCATTCCTACGACAATGTGGAATTAATTTGCCTCAATGGTTTCAAAATGTTGATGCTACATACAAGGCCGGTATTGATTTTCCAAACTGGGTAGAGCCAGGTAGAAAAATTTATCACCCATTCTTCTTAAATAGATCATATTTTGATTTGAAATGTACACAATATGATATCTGGGCACAAAAACAAGATTTAGATTTTAGAGAGTATAGTGTTCCTAGTTATCAAAATACTATGATGAACAAGGTCGACATATTCAATGCTTTTGAAACGTTAGCATATCATATAGATGCTGGCAAACTTGTAACTGAGTTACAAAACATTTGTGCTAACACAGTAAACATCATCAAGAGCGATGTAGTCAAAGTAAATAAAGACCTAGATGGCTATATAACCAGCCTTGATCTAAAGAATGGTACAACACACCAGTCAGACTTTTACCTGGACTGTACGGGCTTCTTATCGCTGTTAAAAGACCAGAAAAAGGTGGAGTTACTGGATACAGGCAGGTTGTTTACCAACGCCGCAGTAGCAGGACATGTGCCATATGAAGACTTTGAAAAAGAGTGTGTGCCATACGTAAGTTGCCCTGCTGTGGACCATGGATGGATTTGGAAAATACCAACACAATCAAGAATTGGTTCTGGTATGGTATTCAACAGTAACATCACTGATCCAGAAGAAGCTAAAAAATATTTTTGTGAACATTGGAACAATAGAATAAAGCCGGAAGATTTAAAATTAATAGATTGGACACCGTACTATAGTGAAAACTTTTGGGAAAAGAATGTTGTATCAATTGGGTTAAGTGGAGGATTTATTGAACCACTAGAGTCAACAGGATTAGCCAGTATGACATATGGTGTACAAGAACTTGCTTTACATATTCCGCAGTACGCATATACAGAAAATTCAATAGACATGTATAACAAAACAATGATGTCATGGTATGGTGATGCTGTTGATTTCGTTGGTAGCCATTATGCTGATAGTAAATGGGACACAAAGTTTTGGAATTATGTTAAAGAAAAACATGTAAAATCTGAAAGACATTTATTTTATGAAGATTGGTTAAAAGATCCGCAAAGAACTTTTTATTCTGATGTGTCAAGTAAAACACTCTTTCATCCACAGAATTGGCAATTATGGTTAATACAAATGGGCTATCCAGCAAACGTTGACCTAAACAGGTTAAGTCCAATGCAGATAGATTTTGCTATGCAAGAATTTATGGGATCAGAAGAAATAAGAAATAAATTAAGCATCTCACATAAAGATGCTATAGAAACAACCAATATGGGTTATGATTGGTATGTAAGATGTCATAGTACAGGAGACTTTTAGTGGGAACATTTACTTTAGCAAGTGGTCTTGGACTTTTATTCTGCGGTATAGTAGCTATGGCTGTAATAGGGTTTACAGGCCTTTGGATAGTTAACAAATTTAAGGACGAAGACTAATGAAAATAGTTATAGTAGGAGGCGGAACTGCTGGATGGTTGGCCGCTTTAATGTGTTCAAAAATTAGATCAGAACATTCTGTTACTGTAATAGAAAGTAGCAAAATAGGTATTATTGGAGCAGGAGAAGGTAGCACAGGCTCTTTAACTAATATCGTACAAAATGAAATGCATAACTTAGGTTGTGTAGAAGAAGAATTTATTAAAGAATGCGATGCCACAATAAAATTAGGGATTAAACATATAGGTTGGAATCCTGATACAGTAAGCCATTATTATGGCCCTATAGATGGTTCTCCTACAAGCTATGATTCTACTGACTTAGTTTTCCAAAATGCGTTAGGATATAGAGAACAAAAACTTTTACATTTATCTACAGAGTTGGGCTACAAAATTCATCATAATAAAAATAGCTTTGTAGAAAATAATGGTAATCATGCTTATCACTTTGACGCACACAAAGTAGGAAAATATTTTAAAAGACTGTGTGACACCGTAAAGCATATTGATTCTGAAGTAGATGAAGTAATTTTACATCCTGAAACAGGATATATTAAAGAACTAAGATTAAGTAACGGTAAAACCGAAGCAGGTGATATGTTTATAGATGCTAGTGGCTTTGGACAAGTGCTTATGAAAGCATTAGGATCCAAATGGAAAAGCTACAAAGATAATTTACCAGTGAATAGTGCGTTACCTTTCCTGTTACCTTATGATGATAATGAAATAATTGAACCAGTGACAAATGCCTGGGCACAAAAAAACGGTTGGTGCTGGCAAATACCTACATTAAATAGAAGAGGATGTGGTTATGTGTTTTGTGATGACTTTGTTACACCTGAACAAGCACAAGATGAATTAGAAAAAACTATAGGGAAAAAAGTAGATCCTATTAGGCTTTTAAAGTTTGAAAGTGGTAGACAAGAAACTTTATGGATCAAAAATTGTTTATCAATAGGACTGTGTGCGGCCTTTGCTGAGCCGCTAGAAGCAACAAGTATACATACAACAATATTTCAATTAAAACATTTTGTATACGGTTGTATAGGCAGAGATATGGAGCAGACATGTAATGAAGGACAAGTAAATCATTACAACAATGTCAACGGACACTTGTACGATATCTTAAAAGATTTCTTAGTAGCTCATTATACCTGTGGCAGAAACGATACAGATTTTTGGAAGTATATTGACAGCGGAAAAACTACGACACCTTTTGTTAGAGACATGCATGAAGTAAGTAAACACCGAGTGCCTAATCAGTCTATGTTTCCTAGACAAGAAGGATCAGCAGGTTGGCCTTTGTGGAGTTACATATTAGCAGGTACTGGTAAACTGACTGACGAAACTTGTAGAAAAGATTTAATGTACAATAATTCTACGTTGCTATCTGATAAAGCGTATGTACAACATATAGAAGAATTTGATTTGAAGACAAAAGATTTGCCAGATAACACAAAGTATATAAAGGATCATCAGTGATATTAGTTTACGGTGATATCATGCTAGACCGATGGATAGTTGGTAATGCTGACAGAATAAGTCCCGAAGCTCCAGTGCCAGTACTACTAGAAGAATCACAACATTTTAGTATAGGAGGAGCAGGCAATTTGGCTCTTAATATTCAATCTATCAATGGACAGGTTAAGCTATTTGGTAGTGTTGGACAAGATAAAGAAGGCTATAAATTAATAGAAATGATAGGCGATACAGATTTACAATCTCGATTAGCTAAAGATCATTTAGTTACTACAACCAAAACTAGACTTGTCGGTCAAAACGGACAACACATAGTACGTTGGGATAATGAACAAAAATACAATGGAACAAACGCATATGAAGAACTATTAGCAGAAGCTACAGTACATACATTAATCTGTATAAGTGATTACAACAAAGGAATTGTACAGAAAAATACAGTATCTGAACTTGTCTCAAAAGGTTGTAAAGTGATAGTAGATCCTAAACAAGATCCACATACATATACTGGTGCGTTTTTAGTAAAACCCAATATGAAAGAATATGTTGCTTGGTTTGGAGAATTTACAATTGAATCTGCTTTAAAAAATATGCGAGAATATAAATGGAATTGGTTAGTAGTTACAGATGGTGCTAACGGAATACACGTAATTAATACAGAAGGTGAATACAAACATTTTGTTGAACCTGTAAAAGAAGTTGCTGATGTTACAGGAGCAGGAGATACAGTTTTATCAGTAATTGCTTATGGAATTGAACACGGATTAAACATATTTGAATCTTGTAAACTTGCTTGTTTTGCCGCGGCTAGGATAGTAGAAAAACGCGGAGTAGCAGTGATTACACCAAAAGATTTGAGTACCGGAATAGTTTTTACAAACGGTGTTTTTGATATATTACATGTAGGACATTTAAAATTATTACGATATGCCAAAACTTTAGGAAGTAAATTAGTAGTTGGCATAAACAGTGATGTAAGTGTAAAAAGAATTAAGGGTGATACTCGACCAATAAACAACGAATTTGTTAGAAAACAAGCACTAGAAGAACTTGGATTCATTGATGAAGTTGTTATTTTTAATGAAGATACACCTTTAGAAACTATGGAGAAAGTACAGCCTGATATAATTGTCAAAGGTGGTGATTATATTCCAGAAACTGTTGTTGGAAATCATTTAGCTGAGGTTATAATATTCCCTACAATAGAAGGACATAGTACAACAAATATAATAGGAAAAATGAAACAATGAAAGTATTAGTCACAGGACATAAAGGTTTTATAGGAAGCCACATGGCACAATACCTTGTACATAAAGGGCATGAAGTAGAAGGATGGGACTGGGTAGAAAATGTTGTTCCTACAGTAGAACCATATGATTGGGTTATACATTGTGGAGCAATTTCGGACACAACAGAAAGAGATGTTGACAAAGTATGGAAACATAATTATGAATTTACGTTAAGACTTTTACAAATATGCGATCATTATGGAACAAACATACAACTTGCTAGTACAGCCGCAATATATGGACCTTTGAAGAAAGAAATGTTTAATGAAACTGACCCTGTATATCCACAAACTCCTTATGCTTGGAGCAAGTACCTAGTAGATAAATTTTTATTAGATAATGATCCTAATGAATTCAAAATGAACGTGCAGTCTTTTAGATACTTTAATGTTTATGGTCCTGGAGAAGGACATAAAAAAGATCAACAAAGTATGGTAAGCAAGTTTCAAGAACAAGCTTCATTAACTAATAAAATAAAGTTATTTAAGGACAGTCATTTATATAAAAGAGACCTAGTATCTGTGTATGACATTATTAAAATACATGAGGAAATGATGGCACAGGATGTAAGTGGTATCTTTAACTTAGGTACTGGCAAACCTGTAGACATTGAAACTGTTGCTAAACTGGTTGCTAAATTACATAAAGCAGAAATAGAATATATAGATATGCCAGATCACCTAAAGGGACAGTATCAGGAATACACCTGTGCTGATAATTCCAAGATACATAATACTATACCAATAAGACATTGGATTACTATACAAGAATACCTAAAGGATATTGTACATGACACAGAGACTTGAAGGCAGAGTTGAAAAAGGTTGGGGCTATGAATTGATATGGGCCACAAATGAAAAATACTGTGGCAAAATTATGGTATTTGAAAAGCTAGGAGCCAAGTTTTCAATGCACTTTCATAAAGAAAAAGACGAATCATGGTTTGTTAATTCAGGCAGGTTTTTGCTAAGATGGATAGATACTAATACTGCTAAACTTCACGAACAAGAATTAAAGCCAGGCGACACATGGAGAAACCCACCGTTACAACCTCATCAATTAGTTTGTATGGAAAAGGGTAGTTCTATTACTGAAGTAAGTACTGCTGACTCAGTAGAAGATAATTACAGAGTATTTCCAGGTGATAGCCAAAGCGATAAGCCTGAGCCTACGCCTGAGCCTCTCCCCACTTAATAATTAAATTCGCTGTAGTTGCGGCGCCAGTTGTTTTATAGATATTAATTGCTAACACATCCGGTCCATTCGGGAAAGTACCTCTACCACCTAATGTAGTATTTGTAAGTTCTTTCAACAACATAAGATCAAGTGTTGATCTTTCACCTGGTGTAGCAATAAATGAAAATACTGTTTCACCTGGCTGTGCGTAAGGTGGTTGCTGGAACGTAAAGTTATATAAGTCTCCTGGCTGGAGTGTTCCGTTGAATGCGTTGTTAAACGACACTCTATAATATTCAATTCCGCCACTTCCTTGATTACCAAATAACAACGGACCTTCTACGTTTGATACATATGATCCTGATGGCATAGTAATATCACTTTGGTCAGTTGGGGCGCCACCTGAGTTACCAATCTCAGTACCTGATTTGGCTCCACCTGCGTCCCATGCTGTTTTTAAGAACAATGCTTGTGTGCTGTTAACAACATCTCCACCTTTTTCAAATGTCTGTGTTGCCGAGTTACTTGAGTTTGAATTTGAATTCTGTGAGAAGTAAACTAGATATCTTCCGTAAATACTTTGGTCAACAACCTGTTGAATTGAAGTTCCTGCTGGGAAGTATTCATTACCTCCTCCGTCTGCGTTTACAATGTCACCAACCGATAAGTTAGCCGCTTCCCAACTATCTGAAGTAAAGTAAGCGTAACTTCTATTTGTTCTAAATGACCACCATGGCATCAATGTAGCTGTAGTTGTAACCTTATTCATCACAGCAACTTGTGTGTAGGTAGCTGTATCACCTGAGTTCCAGTTAACTGAAGCACCTGATGCTACCTGAGCAAAACTTGGCTGTCCACCTTGTGCTAGGCCTGACAATCCAGTCCAACCAATATCATTTGGGTTGACAGGATAGTTCTGTGGATTTAGGATACCTTCAACAACAATACCACCTGTAATAACATTAGCATTGTTAGTTGGATCAACTCCATCTGAAGTCAACTCTAAACCTTGCATTAATAACTGAGCTCTGTTAAGTAGTTCTCTATCTCCTAGGTCACCAACGATAGCATTAGATACACTAGGTGCTAGTCTAATTAAAAACGCTGTACCTCTTGTAGTAGTAACATTGATTCCTGCTTCTGTATATGAGAAGATATATCCTCTATCTTCGTCAAAATTACCATCTGTAACAAACGCTGAACCCCAGTGTGATATAAGCGGAGTAATTGTATTACTGATTAATATAACACCTGTTCTAGCTGTGTGATCGTCTGGTGTTCCTGCTGAATACTGTCTAGTAGCACCTGCTTGGAAATTTTGTAGCGTAGTACCTCTTGTACAGTTAGTTAATGATTTTGTTGTATGATCAATAGTTGTGTAACTAATTAATTCGTTATCAATGTATACAGTACCTGAACTTGGAAAGAATTTTGACTCAACCAAAGGTATAGTAGTAACTGAAGGATTAATATCTGCCGCAAGTGATGTCATAGATCCTTCATTGGTTACTTCATAACGAACAGGTAAGTTACCTGATCTCATAAATGCTTCTGTGTTTACGTTTGAATTACGCATTCTGTGACAGAACACAAAGTTACCATCAGCACCTCTAACCATCCAGTCAATGAAACCAGCACCATACCAACTGTATTGGATACCAATCATCTGCATGTATCTTACATCCATTTTATATCCACTACCACCTGTACCGTCTAGTTTGTCTCTATTCCATTCATTTTGTAGTACTCTTTTGTCACTTATTAAATTAATTTTACATGCCGCTGAAACATTTACACCTCTGTAGTCTGGAGTAACTGTAATTTCTGTTTGTGAATTTACATGAGATACAACATGTGTCATTCCTTTTACTACAATTCTATCACCTGCTTTAAGCTGGTCTCTAAATCTTGTATTGTTACCTGTTATCAAGTTACTATCTGGAGTAACTGACCCAGTACCTGCTATCTGTCTTGTTGAAGTTCTCTGAGCGACACTTACATTGGTTCCGTCATACTCCCAATAAATTCCATTCTGATCATCAAATACTCCTGAACGTACAGTAGCACCATGCCAGCCAACGACTGTCATCTGTGCTCCGAATCCAAGTACAGCATTTGTTGACCCTAATCTTCTAGTAGATAAGCAACGTAATGTTCTTTCATCAACGATTTGTGTGATAACATATTCGCCGTTGTATCCTTTTGTTTCTACTCCAATAAGTCTTATTCTACCACCTACCTGAGCACCGTGATCGTTATCATCTGTCACGACTGTCAATGTTGCTCCTATGGCTGTACTAGAAGCTGTAATGCTTCTGACATCATAGGATGGAGCAAATAAAGCACCAGTTGTATACATAATACCTTTACCTGACTGGTATCTAATGTATTTTTTACTCTGTCTAATTGCTTGAGCACCGTGCTGTGGTCCGCCTGTTCCTAACTGAACACCACCATCATATGGTCTATGTACAAAGAAACTGTCTGGACGTAAGTATACGTTACCTTGTATTCTATCTTCTGTAGAAGTACCAGCTGTAAATTCTGCTATTGAACCTGGAGCTCTTGTGTTATATCTAATTTTTTTCTGCGAAGGTACTTGTGTTGCTATAAATGATCCTGAAGCCAAGCTGTGATTATTTCCGCCTGCTCCACTATCTGAATTCACGTCGACAATAAAAGTATCACCTGGTACAATTCCGTGTGCGTACGGCCATGTAACCTCAATAGTTGACAATGCTTCAAAGTTTACACTTGAACTAGAAGCTACAGTAGTTGTTGTAAAGTCTGTTAGTGTTACACCACCTACTAAATTAAGTGTACCACCGCCTACACCTGTACCTGTTATTGTAGCAGAACTTAATCCGCCTGATCCATCAACCCCTGTAACTACAATTACAGCATCATTTGCTGTGCTTGTGCCGCCTAAATCTGTACCAAGGATTGTAATTTGGTTACCAGCTTTGTATCCACTACCGAATCCGTTAAGTGCTACACCATAGGTTCCTTGTGTTCTAGTAACATCAAAAGTTCCTAATGTACCAGCATGAGCTTGATTAGCTCCAGCTGTGGCCGCAAAGTCTGTTGGTAAAGCAGGTGCTGTACCAGAAACGTTTACTGATTGGATTATACCTTGACTAGCCGCGCCAGTTGAGTTTGTAGCTGTGATTGAAACTGTAGCATCATTAGTTGGACTTGCTCCACCTAAAGCTGTTCCTGCTATTGTGAAACTTTGTCCATCTATATAATTAGTACCAGGTGTATCAACAGCAACACTATAAGTAGTTCCATTGTTGGTTATGTCAAAAATTGCTCCTGATCCATTAAAGTTTGTAAGAGTCTTTCCTGGAAAGTTACCACCATTAAATGTTGCTGGTATTGAAGATATATCTGAACCTTCTAGTCTTACATCAGTTATGCCGCCATTACCATCAACTGATACAACTCTTAAATATAGATCGTTAGCTGGACTTGCGCCACCTAAATTTACACCAGAACAAACAATAACATCTGCTGTATTATAGCCAGAACCACCATTTGATCCCATGTAAGAATATGCTGATGAAGCTCCAACAGTTTTACTAATTTGAAATTCTAAACTTGATCCTGAACCACCTGTAAACGCTTGTCCACCTGAGCCACCAAAACTATAACTTATTGTGTTATCTGGTGCTGTACCTGTTCTACCAGCATCATTTACGATACTGAAACTTGAAATTGATCCACCTGCGCCAACGGTTGCTACCTTGACTACCAAGTCATTACCATTATCGTTTTGACTTCCGTCTTGACCACCGCCACCTAAAACTTGTGAACCTTGTATTCTTAATCCATCGTTTACAGCATACCCTGTTGTATCGTTCGGACTAGCTATAGAAATTGAAGAATAAGCGTCATTTTCGTAACTTATATCTACTGTTGACGATCCCCAAGTACCACTTCCATGATTATAAGTTGACGCTACATCTTGATATGTAACACTTCCGCTTAATGCTGTTCCTGATATAGTTGCTGTCAGTACCCCGCCTGATCCATTAACAGTTGCTACAACAATCTCAGCATCATTTGCTGGAGTAAATCCACCTAAGTTATTACCTGTAATCTTAATTACGTCACCCTGTCTGTATCCTGAGCCTGCTTGACTAACAGTTGTAATTGAATAATTTACTCCTGATCTATTAATATCAAATTGTGCGTTGGTTCCAACTGGCGCAGTTATACTTCCGCTTACTGCTGTATAAGTTTGCGTGTTTCTAGCAATACTAGTTGTAAACTGTCCACTCATATTTACTGTATTACCAACAATACTGTTAACAAATATCGCGTCACCTGAGCCGTTATTAGCGGCTTGGCCTTGGGTAATATTAGTTGTGCTACTGACTGTGAATGATGTATTACCCGGACTAATGTCTTGTGATAAGTTCATCGACAAAGGAGTACCACCTGGTGTACTGTTTATACCTGAAACTTGTGTTCCTGTTGGAAATGCCGCATTAACAATAGGCGCACCTATTTCTGGAACATCTCCTGTAAATGCTAATCTGTTTTCGCCTACCTGTGCCGCCAAAGCAAGAGTCATAGTACCATTAGTACCATTACTAGAAACTATAAATTGTGGCTGTCCTACACTAGCACCAGTGTAAAAAGCACCTTGTCTAAGTTGTGTATATGTTGTTGAAAGCACTTGTCCATTAGTAGTACCAACTTTAGATTTCGCAAAAAATCTAAATGTATTAGGAGTTGGTACATCATCGATTATAAATGAACCTTCACCTCTAGCCGCACCAACAACAGCATCTTCTAATGCTTTAATTGATATCGGTGTACCTGGTTCAAACCCGTGAGCACCTATGGTTGTTACAGTAATTCTACTAGCACCAATGCCTGCTGTACCTGATGAAGCATCTGTAGTCACAGATAAAACTTGTGTATCAGTACCAGGCAGTTCGTAAATACTTGGATAGCCTCTCATCATACCAATAGCTGACCATTTTGTAGGCTGTAAGCCGTATTCAAAGTCAGCATCAAGCATACTTAATGGTTGTGCTACTCTGATTCTTTCAATAGCATCTGTACCAAAATCAAATGGTCTAATTGTTTGTTCTGGTGAATCGATGAATATTTGTAACTCATCATTTGCTAACATATTACTTGTGTTAAAATTAAGATCTAATACAGCAATACTGTCTGTTGTTTGTAAATATTTTGGAAAGTCATCATCAGCATCACTGTTCGCATCAGTTGTATCATATTTGATAACATATCCACCTGAGTCTCTCGGTGTAACATCATCTTCTCTAGTTACTTTACCACCTTTAAGAGGATCAGTAAAGTTGTAAATTACCGTAGCTTTGGTTGTATTTGTTACAATTAATAGGTCACTTGTATCATAATTACCTGGGAATCTTATATGTCCTAATCCTTTTCTTTCGAAAGTAGGTAACGCACTTGTTCCTGTAGTAATTACATCTATTACAATCTGTGCTAATAGCTGAACTCTTGTGCTAGCCGCCGATTCTCCAGTATTAGAATTTGTAACCTGTGCTACTGTAGATTGGTATGGTGTACCTTGAGGACTATTAGTAATAACATGATTGTTAATTAAGTCTCTTGTAAATCCTTTTGCTAATATTTCAGCTTGTCTATCACCATCTAGTTGGGCAACATCACCTTCCCAGTATGTGTTTGCTATTCTTGTTGTTTCCTGATTACCACCATAGGTTAAATCGTGTGCCCAAGCATCTACATTATAACCTGTGTCTCTCTCGCACTTAGACGCATCATATGTGTAACCAACAAATCCTGTTGCGTTTAGTTGTACTTGCCTAGCAATCCAAGCTGTTACTTCTTTTTGTATAAAGGCTTTGTTAGCTGTAATAAGAGCATACGCATTAGGGTAAAGACTATCGTTAATTCCTATTCCCGGGTAAAATCTATACTCTACAATTTTTTTCTTTGCCATATTTTATGCTCCAAATGCTACTGCTAAGGCTGTTGCCGTTGCGTCTACATATCCTTTTCTTGATGCGTGTGTTGTTAATGACGGATCTTTTGCTAACACAACATTGTCACTCATATTTAAATCTCCGCTTACTGATGCTCCGTTTAAATTGATTTGACTTGCTGTACTGTCTGGTGCGTTTGTCATATCAATTCCATAAGTTCTAATTTGTCCTGCTGTTGTGTAACCTATATCAACATTATCAATGTTTCCTGAAATGCCTTTGTTATTAATTGTTACTCTGCCGTTAATTACAGAAAGTATTGTACTGTTCTGATAATTTACTTTGAATACTCCACCTGTAACAGCTAAACTATCAAAGCTATTAGAAACAGTTGTACCAGTATCGTCATCATCATCAGCTGGTGCTACGTATTGAACAAACTGTGTTCCGTTAAGCAAAATAGATTGAACGTCAATAGTTGGTGCTTTAATATTTCCTGTACTATCTACAGTAAAATTTGGACTTTCAAATCCGTTTTGTGCTTGGAATTTTTCATTAATAACAGTTGTCATAATCTATCCTTAAATCGCACTTATCTGTTTAACAGTAATAGTACCTCTCATGGCACCATGACTAGTACACTGATAAGCATAGTTACCACTTATTGCTGAAGGTATCTTCCAATATAAAGTACCTGATGTTTTACCTTGAGCAGATGATCCTGTTGATTCTGTTCCGTTATTTGCTACGTGAACAAGTCCTTCACTGTAAGCAGTACCACCACTTGTTTCAATTTGGAATGGATGACTGCTCATTGAACTGTCATTTAAATCAAACGCAATAGTTGTTCCGTTGATCGCAAAAATGATAGGGTCTTCTGTATTTCCGTATTGATCAAATTTATAACCATTGAATGAGTCTGCTGTAACTTTTAATCTTGTAATTGCTTGATAGGCAACTTGGTCAATCTTTTGATTCAAGTCTATCCAGGAAGAACCGCTATAAGCAAACAAAGCTCCTGATCCTGGACTTGTAATAGTTGTATCTGCCAAACTTGTTAAGTTGTTTGTTCCAGAATAATTAATTGTTACTGTATCTCCTGATACTGCTGTAGAAATATTCGTACCACCTGCTATTGTTAGCGTGTCTGTTTTAGAATCAGCTTGTGCTAGTCCTGAATCAGATTGAACATTACTAAAAGCAAATTGGTTTTCTTCTCCTGAGTTAGGCGAACCTGTATAAGCAATAGTAAGTGTATCACCAACTATACTTGTACTAATATTAGCACCACCTGCTACTGTAAGTGTATCAGTAATTGAGTTTGCTGTTGTAGTTCCTGTGTCTCCGCCGAATGTAGCAAATAGATTCTGTGTGCTACCGCTACTGACTGTAGTAAAAGTAAATGTACCACTACCATTAGTAGTTAAAACTTGTCCATTTGAACCATCTGTAATACCTAAGCCTGTAAGTGATGTCGGAACAGTAGGTTTATTATTTAGATTATTGTAATTTAAAAAGTAAGCACTATCGAAGCCGTCAAGTGTATCAGCGTCAGTACCGCTTCCGCCTGTTGTTGCGTCTGTACCTGGTGCCCATTTACCACCGTCCCACTTAAGAACGTTTCCTGTCTGTGGTGCTGAACTTGTTGTATCAACGTCTGATAATGAATTAATATTTCCTATGTATGCTACTGACTTCAATGGATCAGTGTAATTTGTAATTGCTCCGGCACTAGCATCTAAAAGCATCTTGTGCCATGCTCCAGCGTGTGCTACATATACACTACCACCTTCATGAACATGAAGTAAAGCACCATGATATGTGCTTGTGTCTATAGCATTCATTTGGTTTAGTGTTGACGCATGAAAACTTACTTTGTTTATTTTTGCGTTATCGTTTGGTACATCAAGTTCAAGATTTGAATTGATGATGTCTTTTAAGGTTGTGCCGTCACCTATTGCGTTATACAGCTCATCAGAGTTGGCATTAATCTTTGCGGCACCTGCTCTAAGATTATCACCTGTTCCATCGTTTGCGGCTGTACCTACGTTAATTACTGATTTTGCCATTGTTACGTCCTATCAAATGTTACATTAGTTTTATCAAATGTGCTAGTTGTAGCATCAAAAGTATTTATTCCAGATGACGCCTCAGTCGATGTATCTGCGACAATCGCTGGCGGAGTTAACTGGTGTATTGCTTGAGCATACGTGGCATGAAATGTTACTTTACTGCCTAAATACGTGTTTGATTTTGGACTAGCATATAGATATACACTACTGGCATCAACTGCCGCAGTGACAGTTATTAATTCTTGGTTAATTGTAGCCCTACCAAATATCGAAACAACTGCTCTGTCCGGTCTAGCTACTACAGAAATCTGCATTGTTTCTTTTTCGTTTGAATCAAATTCGACAGCGACTTGGTACATAGCACTACTAAAATCTCCTAGATGAAATTTATCTAATATAGTGTTGTTTCTTTGAACTGCTATCCAGCTTCCTCTAAAGCTGAAATTAGATCTACTAGGTAATAATATTGAATTATTTTGCCCTTTTGTAAAAAAGTTTGTCAGAAGTTTATTCATTTAACTGCTCCATACTGTATTTATCGTTTTACACTGATATGTAGAGCTTTAATATTTTAGGAAATATCCACTAAAGAATGGGCAAAAGCTAGTAGATTATCGTATACTTCGGTCTTTTTCTTTAATTCTTTGTTAGCAAAGGTTTCTAACTTTTTAGCAGTTTCTAATCCATAGCCTGTTTTTACTAATATAGGCTTTGCTTTTGCTTTTACTGCGGCTTTCAAGTCAGTTATCTTATCTCCTACATAAACTCCGTTGGTCCAGTCTACTCCAATTTCACTTGATGCTCTTTTAAACATACCTATGTTAGGTTTTCTATAAGGATCGTCTTTAAAAGGTGTTGTTGAATAATATAATCCATTAATACTTTTACAACCTATTTCTCCTAAGAGTGTCATCATATAATTATGTACAATATCAACATCAACTTCATCCATTGTTCCCTTTTGTATGCCTGCTTGATTAGTTAGTATGACAACGTCATACCCTTTATTTCTTAGCATTTTAACAGCTTCTAAGCTACCTTGTATAGGTTTAAACTGTTCTGGCTTTGTAACATAGTCCCCTATGTCTTCATTGATAGTTCCGTCTCTATCTAATCCTATAACTGGTATTGACATTATGGTCTCCATCTATCATCTGACCAACCAATTTTTTCCTTATTATACCATTGTAATTCTTCTAGCACAATAGGATCAGTTGATGTTAATTTATCTTTCCAGGTGTTTACAAATTTTTTAGTTTCGTCAGTCAAAGGCTCAACATGTTTTTCCACATAATCTGCGGCTTCATGTGTCAAAGGATGTAATTCATATGTGAGCATGTGCTGATGTTGCTCTTTATGACTAGGAACACTCTTAGGTCTTGTACGAAAGAAATCTTCTTCCACACCAAAATTTAATGCGTTAAGTATTGGTGGACAGGTTGTAGCAATATCTTCTTTGTACGTTTCTAAAACTGCTCCAACGTCCTCTAATTCTAATTTAGGATTGGTTTGATTAAATTGTTTAGGAGCATCCTCCCAACCCTCAAAAGGATCTCTAAAATAAGTTGAATAGACTTTACATCCTATTGTATCTAATGCTTTGTGTGTAGCACTAATTGTAGCACAGTCTCGCATTGTACAGTGCATAATATCTGCCCACACCCATGTGTTTTCATATCTATAATTATTTAAAACAAAACTTTGTTCATCTTGTATTGTCTGTCTACTAAAGTTTCCTGGGGTCCACCAACCTCTACCCATATGATATCTATCTTCTCTGTACATACTTGACCATTGAAGCAATATTACATCATCTTTTTTAAATTTGTGTATAGTATTAGCTTCCCATAGTCGCATGTTAATATACATGTTACCTGCTCCACTTTTTGCCCAATTGGATCCTTCGTAGCCTTTATTTCTATATTGATGAATTAGTATATCAGCCCAAGTAGGATAAAAATATTGCGTTAAACTACAACCAAACGCAAATATTCTCACGACAATCTCCTAATAAGATCTAACATCATCTTATGCGGAATTGATTTTAATCTATCATTTTGTAATTTACTTTGTATTTGTTGTTCAACAAACTGTTTTGCCTCCATAGGAATACTTTCGAATTGCTTTCTAACTGCTTGTGTATCTAATAAACCTAATCCGTACATAACTAGAATGTAATTGTATTCGTTAAATATAATTTTTTTCGTATGATCTGTAAAGTCATCTGCTATAGGTAATCTTGTTTTCCACATGTTTAAATTATCTGCTAAACTATCAGGTATGTTTACTTCTTGTAAATGTTTCCAAAATTCTGTATGTGTCTTATTGGTTATGTAATGTAAACAAATAAAATCTCTAATGTTATTCATTATTGCTTCAACTTCTTTGTTGTATCTCACAATGGTGTCTTGATTATAATTTACAATGCGTTGAGCTAATAAGAAACTTTGATTGATACTAGTACCTATGCTACTTGCTTCTAATGGCTCTACGAAACTAGCAGACAATCCTATTGCACATACATTATTAATCCACGGCTTGTCTATTGCTCCTGGATCAAATTTTAATTTTTTTGCTACTGAAACTTCATGTCCTAGTATCTTTTCAGCTTCAATCTTAGCTTCATCTGCTGATATAAAGTCGCTATCATAGATATATCCATTACCTTTGCGTCCCCATACAGGAATTCGAAACATCCAGCCGCTGTCCATTGCTCTTGCTACAGTCCAAATAGGTATTTCGTCTTCTTCCTCAGTAGGAAATACAATAGCTTCTTTCATTTTGAGATATTTAGAATAACTTTGCCATTTTCCACCTAGCTTGCCAATTAAAAGTCTAGCAAATCCTGTACAATCAATATAAAAGTCATAGTCGTAATATTCACTGACGCCTTTTATGTAATCAATTCCCTTTTCGTCAACAACTACATCAACAATTTCATCATCTATAACTTTACATCCTAAATCCTGTGCTTTGTTAGTCAAGAAGTCATTTAACTTACTTGTATTGAAATGATATTGACTTACTCCTGTATCGTTAGGTCTTTCCTCCATGTATTTGTTAAACGGTGTATAGCTATTCCACGTATACGAGCCTACAAGATCTTTAGGAGGTACCTTGTCTGCTATTAATTTTGCGTACATAAGAGGTAATCCCATGTGTTCACCTACAAAAGGATCATGTACACTTTGTAAAAAATCTTTATCGCTCCAATTTTGGAACATAATACCTGATTTAAAAGTAGCATCTGTTTCTTTTATAAGTTCTCCAACAGGTATTCCACAAAAATCCATAAAGGCTGACCAATGTTCAGTACTTCCTTCACCAACACCTATGGTGCCGATCTTTGTGCTTCTGATTACATCTACAATATAATCTGGATAACTTTTTTTAAGTATAAGGGCGGCAACAAAGCCAGCTGTACCACCACCTACGACGCAAATTTTCACTCAGTTCCTCCATAATTAGGAAGTTTCATGCCTTGTCCTAAAGCAATTATACAATATACATTATAAGGATCTCCATGACGCTCTACAATAGTGAATGAACCAGTATCAAAGTTTACATAAACAGCCAAAGGCAATATAGCAGGTACAGGTGATAAACCATTTGCTTCGTCAGGATCTTTTACTTTAGCTAATAGGTCACCTGTCATTAATAATTGTTCGTCTTTTGAACCCATAAGTCCAAAAACTTCTGTTTCTTCTCCACACATCACAGGTTTTTCGTTCCATTCTCCTGCTTTTGCTCTTGTATCTGTAAATACTGCGACTGCTGTAAATACAACTAGTATTGCTATTAATAATTTCATTGTAACTCCTATTCGTCTAAAGTATACCAACCGGACACTATGTATTTTACACCTTTGTATATAGGATTTCCCCTATGTGGGTGTGTATAATATGCTGGAAAAAATGCCAACTTGCCAGGCTCTGGTTTAATTTTTACACCTTGATATAAAAATTCTGTCTCACCACCTTCTTCTACGGCATTTAGGTATAAAGTATATGCCATTACTCTTGAAGAAGTACATAAATCTGCGTTCTCACAATGCCAAGCATGGTAACCTTGGTGTGGTCTAGTCTTTTGTAAGCTCATACCTTTAGGAGAATGTTGTACAACCGCGGAAAGACTATCGTATTTTGATCTATATTTCTCTTCATATGTAGTCATTATAGTTTGATAAAAGAATTTACATAAGTCTGCGTCTACATGAAACATATTATTATGGTTAGCTAGGTCCATAAATATTCTTTCATCTTGATTCTTAAAGCCGGTTTGGTGTTCAGTCAACTGCATTTCAGCTCGTTGCTCAAATGTTTCTATTAATTTTTTACAATAGTCTAATGGGAATACGTGCTTGTATTCTTCTATTCCGTTAAAGTCGCCTTCCATATTACCTCCTAAATAAAAAACTGTTGGTTAAGTCTATATAAATTATCATAAAACATTCCTTGCTTGACATAAGCAGTATGTAACATGTTTTGTGGATATAAGACCATCCTATTAAATTTCATAGGAACCATACCAGTCATTTTCCAATCTCCTATTGATTCCGTAATATATTTTGTAATAGGAGTAGTTTTCTGCTTGTCATAATAGTTATATAGATCAGGATCGTCAATAGACTCGTTTCCGGCAAACTCATAAAAGGAAGTTCCACCATTACTTTCGTTTTCAGTGTTTAAATAAATGGTACTAGCAAAGTTTAATCCACTAGGATTGTCCATATGCGGAGCAACAGGTGGTAAATTTTCAGATTGCATTACGTTAACCATAAAAGTTGCCCTTTGAAAACTTTCCATCATCATATTAGGTGACCAGTGAGACATTATATCGTGATAATATTGTCTACACAGCTGATCGAATATCCAAGACATTGAATCTAGAACATAAAATGCGTTTATACGCCATGCCGGATTGTTTCCTCGTATCCTTTTATTATAAGATGCTGGTATATCTAAAGCAAGTTGTCGTACAGCCATAGGATGTTTATAAAAATCGTCAACAGTAAGTACAATAGTTTCTTTATTTCCTAATTTTTGTACATGAACTGAATAGTCGGAGTTTATTTCAAAAATTTCATCTTCGTTAATCTGATTTTTCTTCATTATTTCTCTCTTTTATGACGAAGTTAGCACTTATAGTAGCTCTTATATTATCACTTTCATTAACTGTAACATAATGCTCTAGCACACTAGGAAAAAATACAATATCTCCTTCACGTAATGGTGGAGTTACTCTATTGTTGTATCTAAAAGGCTCTGAAGACAAACCAGGTAATGTACTATTATGGAAAAAATCATAAGTGTTACGATAAAAAACAAATCTGCCACTGTCAGGCGGAAGTTTTAGCATGTAAGCACAACTTATAACACTCTCTCCAGCATGATTGTGTAATTCTTGATGTTGATTCTTGCTGTATCTATTGAGCCAACATTCTACTCCATATGCTACATTAGAATCTACTCCTAATTTGCCAAGATAACTATTCAATCCGCTTACAGCACCTTTAATAAAATTATGGAACGGTAATTTACTTGACTCAGGTAGTCCAAATGTAGTATCAACATTACAATACCAACTAGGGTACTTGTTAAAATTAGAATCATCATTAATAACTGATGAAAAGTCTTCTTTGACTTCGGCGTGTGTTGATAAAGGCTGTGAAAAAACTGGAATAGAATAAAGATCTATGAACATTAGTTCTTCATTTCTACCAATTTTCCATATTCAGGTAGATAAAGATATTCAATTTCACTGTTATATAAAGTTCTGACAGCATCATCTAATGTTTCAACTAATGGTTCTCCACCTAAATTAAAACTTGTGTTGAAAATAATAGGAACACCAGATTGGTCATAAAACTCTTTTATAATATTATAATAATGTTCATTTTGTTCCTTAGTTACAGTCTGTATTCTACAAGTTCCGTCAACATGAATTATGGAAGGTATCTTTTCTGCTACACCTTCTTTACAATTCATAGCATACATCATATGAGGTGATTGTTCTAATCCTCGCATATCAAACCACTCTTCTGCATGCTCTAACATAATTGTACCAGCAAATGGTCTAAAGTATTCTCTTCTTTTTACTTTGTTTACATGGTCTTTGCCGTCTTCAATTGTTGGATCAAATAATAAACTTCTATTACCTAAAGCTCTTGGTCCGTTTTCAGAACACCCTTGCCATAAAGCAACAATATTTCTGTCTCTAATAGTTTCAACTACTTTTTTATGATCAACATCACTTACTGATGCTCCATATTTTTCAGCTATATTATCTATTTCATTGAGTGTCAACTCATATTTAAAACCTTCGTATATAGTTTCAGTATGAGGTCTAACAGTTTTATCTTTTGTTAATTGATGATATAATAATAAAGCGGCTCCTATGGCTGTACCAGCATCGCTAGACACAGGTTCAACATACAGGTTAATTCCTTCTTTATTAAGTTTATCTAAATACCAATAGTTTGCCACACAATTCAAAGCATATCCTCCACTTAAAACAACATTTTTATTACCAGTCATCTCTACTGCTTTGAATATTAATTTTAAAACCTCTTCTTGTGATTGTTCTTGTACAGCATAAGCAAGATCTCTTCTATTTTCTAATGTAGTAAGGTCTACTTTACTGTTTTGTAAATCAAAAGATGTATGTAAGTATTCATACTTCCCGTCATTTACTAAAGCCGCATTAGGATAAGTTGGAATAATGACATTTCTGTCTGCTGTTCTCCATTTTCCTCCTGAGCCATCTGTATAAAGTGCTGGAATTTTACTGTTTGGTTTTCCATAAGGAGCTAGTCCCATTGTCTTGCCAGCTTCTATAGGTTGAAATCCACAATATTGTGTAACAGCTTCGTATGCTTTTGTTATTCCAGCAGAGTCATCTAATACTAATTCATGAAATCCTTCTTCACCTTCTCTATCACTAGGTATTTGTGTAATATATGTACCAGGATAAGGACCGTTTCCTCCTTGATGTTTATATAAAGTTTTAAAATCATCGGGATAGGCACAAGAAAACAAACTTTCACATTCCCATGTCATAAACTCTTCGTTAAAATTTCCTGAATTTATGTTCATTGGAATAAAAGTACCTGCTCCGTCAACAATTACTGCTGTTGCTGAATCAAAACCTGATCTATAAAAAGAACAGGCCGCATGTAACTTGTGGTGAATATGACTTAAATCTATTACTTGTCTATGCTGAGACTTTTGATCATAAGCTGAATCTTTACCGTCAATTAGTCCTAGTTTTCTTGCTAGTCCTGTATAGATATCACCTCCACTAAAGTCTACTCTACTAGAGTCTTCTAATGGCTGTGTATGTGCTACAACCAAATAATCTAACTTGTCAGTAAACTCTTTAAATTTTAGCATAGCGGCAAAAGGGCCGCCGTCGTATTTTTTTCTTGATAATCTTTCTTCTTCTATGGCAAAAACAATCTGTCCATCCTTTAGTAGAACTGCTCCACCATTATGTCCTCTTGTAATTGCTCCGATCCACTGTGTCATTGTCCAGTTCTCCCTAAGATCTGTGCTTGTGGTTTAGCATGTGTTACTCCATCATTGTGAACGACCCCATGCGTCGGGCAAACTTCTCCTTGTCCTTGGTCCGGTTTATAGGTTCCCGTATAAGCCCTAGGCTTACCAAGACGTTTACGCACACTTGATATAATTTTTTTAAAACTTTCATCAGTCAACTCCATAACTTCGTCGTTATACCTTTCAATTTCATCTTCCATTGATAATCTTATTGGGCTAAATTTTCTTTTTCCTTCGCCTAAGTCAATAATATCAAAATCTTCTGAATTAGGATAAGAAATATTAATAGGATACGTGCTTCCAATAACACTAGTACACGTAGTTCCTAATGCTTTTGCCATGTGTTGTCCTAAACTATCACAACCTAAGAAATGATCTGCTATCTGGATAACACTTGACCAAACTCTTACATCTGGAATTTGTGGTACTGCTATTGGAACTTTTGGATTTTCTTCTATAGTAATTGGAAATTCACTCATAACAATTACAGCATAATCGTCTCTTAAGTCTTTACATATTTTAATAACATCATTTAAATGAAAACTTCTTGATGTTCCATCAATTACAAAGTCTCCCATGTTTTCAGCTGTGCGGCCAAATGGTTGGAATATTACTATTTTATCTTTACCAGTGACTGCTTTAATCTCTTCCACAACTTTATATCCTTGTACAAGTTCGTGCTTGTTCATATGGATAGTCGGATCAGGTAAATCTCTTACACCTTCGTTATTGATAGCAATATCAAACGCTTGTGATAAGCTACATTTTTGATTGTAGTATTCCCAAACTCTATAAGGTTCAGGTGTTATACAATCTCTATCTTTAATATAATCTTTGAATAAATTTTTATGCCAATGATCGTATGCTAGTTCGTGTAATTTAGGATGCCCCTTATAAAAGTCCATACCTCCTTCACAAACAATGATAAAATCTTGATCTTTTTCGTATAACTTTTCAAAAGCAGGAATAGACGCTATAACACGGCCTGCTCCACCGTTCATAAAATATGCTTTTTTTCGAGACAAATTAAACTCCAATATTTCCTTGTACAGAAATATTTATAGAGTTTTAGTGGTTACTGAAAGTAAAAGTGGTTAGCCTTTTTTACCAGCTGTTCTTAGTGCGTGTACTTCAACATCAATGGAATAAGCACCATCTCTGTATGGATCGTTTGGATCTGAAGACGCTTCCGGATCACGCATATCTTTAGGATATGAAGGAAACATCATCACCGCTTGCCAAGGTTCATAACCTTTTGCTGTCATTACAGCTGGAAGATCTCTTAATTTTTGTCTGTAATCTGTCCACTCTTTTTGTAATGCGGCAGGAGCATCTGTTTGTCCTACCTTAGCGTCAGTTTCGTGTAAGTGAGCATCTCTAACGTCTCTAACATCGTTCCAAGTAATTGATTTATTAACACCTGTTGCTTCCCAATCGTGTGCTGGTATATTCCATTTATCGTTCTCAATGTCATAGGTAATGTTCCATTCATCATAGATATCTCTTGGTTCTACTTGAGTAGTATGTTCTACATCTGGGTAACCGTCTGGAGCGTCCCAAAGTACTTCCCATTTTCTACCACGACGCATATCAACTAAGTCTTCACGTCCTTCGTCGTTAGCAATTTCACAAAGCAATGGATTTTCTTTACAATCTACGGTGACTCTCATAATATCAGCACCAGTAGGTCTTTCAAATTCTGTTTTAAGCGTTAAACACCAGCCAGATTCTTTACCATAATCTTCACTAGTTTTGTCACTGTTTACTTCTAAAGTTAAAAATTCTGGACCTTTATAAGTATGTGTTCCAGTTAAACCTTTAGCAAAGCTGTTTGATCTCCATGCGTCCCAAACAGGGTAAGTAAATGTTTTTTCTATTCTTCTCATTGCGTTTTGCTCCTACAAGTATTTATCATTTTACATAAAAGTTATTCTAACAACCCCGGATCCGCCCTGTCCAGAGCCACCAGCACAACATTTAGCCCAATTATCACAGTATGAACTAACACCTGGCATACCACCGCCAGCTGGCCATTCAATATGACAACCACAGTTACACCAGGCTACGTTGGTTACTGATACGTTCATTTTTCCAATTAAAGGTGTTTGTCCTGAACCGGAATATGTATAGTTACAGTGGCAACCACCGTGTCCTACGTTCCAACCTGTGGATCCCATCATACCAAAATCGTTTCCAAACATACCACAAATTCTACAGTTTTCACAAGCAAAGTGAGTATGTCTTGGTCCCCAAGCATCTCCGTTACACATCCAGCCACCACATGCTCCTTCTGTACAGAAGTTACTTAGGTTATAGCCGTTTACATATGAACGACATCCCATACTTGCTCCACAAGTATGTGCTTTACCGCAAGGCCAACTTCCACCGGCGCATACTGTATATTGACACCCTGGTGTAGTTGCTATTGTTTTTGATGCGTAATTTCCGCCTGCTCCACCAATTGAAAATGAACAGTTATTACAGCAAGTATGACCTGGGCCGCCACCGCCGCCTGACCATATTTCAAACGTTACTGTTGAAGCACCATCTGGCACACACCAGTAACAACACTTACCATTTGCTTGTTGACAACATCCTGATTGTCTAGCACATTGATGACATTGTAATCCACGTTCATTGTAGATCCATTGTACTCCGTAATTATTACCGTTTCCGTGTGCGATATCATCGCCGGTAATTGATCCGTCTGCTATACTGTCACCTGGTACTTTTTTATAACTTGCGTATGTTGCCATTTTATATCCTTATGCGAACGTGATTTTTACTAATCCCGATCCTCCCATGTTTCCACCAGCACAGCACTTTGCCCAGTTATTACAATATGAACTTGTTCCTGATGCTCCGCCGCCTGCTGGCCAATTTACATAACAAGCACAACCACACCATGCTTCTGCGTGTGAGTGTGTCATTGTTCTTCCAACGAATGGTGCTACACCTGACTGCATCCAGTCAGCTGATTTACATTGACAAGCACCGTGTCCGCCTGATACTCCAGTTGAACCCATTATTCCAAAGTCTGCTCCAAAAACTCCGCATATTAAGCAGTTAGCACAAGTCTGTGTATGTCGTGGTCCCCACGCATCTCCGTTACACATCCAACCTGAGCATCCACCTGTTACACAAAAGTTTGATAAATTATGTCCGTTAACGTAACTTCTACAACCCATTCCTGGGCCACAAGTATGTGATTTAGAACAAGGCCATGTTCCACCAGCACAAACAGTATACTGACAACCAGGACAGCTACTAATAGTTTTTATAGCATAGCTTCCTCCTGATCCTCCTGCTGAGTGAGAACAGTTGTTACAACAGGTATTTCCACCACCTGCTCCACCACCTGACCATATTTCAAAAGTTACTTTACTTGCTCCGGTTGGTACGCACCAGTAACAACATTTTCCGTTAGCTTGTTCGCAACAGTCACCAGCATCAGAACAAGCGTGACATCTTAGGCCACGTTCGTTATAAATCCATTTAGTACAGTATTTGTGTCCTGCTCCTGCACCAAGTTTACTGGCAGATATACTGTTATCAGTAAAATTTTCTGCTGTTAATGTTTTGTAACTTGCGTATGTTGCCATAATTATTTTTCCTTACACGAATGTTATTTTAACAATTCCTGATCCACCTTGTCCAGAACCACCAGCACAGCATTTTGCCCAGTTATTACAATAACTAGAAGTGCCTGGCATACCTCCACCAGCAGGCCAAACAATGTGACAACCACATGAGCACCATGCTTCATTAGTTGCTGTTCCGCCTATTACACCCATTCCAAATGCTTCACCACTATAACCTGTTTGTCCATGACATCTACAAGTAGTAGTTCCAGCTTTTCTTCCAGTAGCTCCCATTCCACCAAAATCTGCTCCAAAGACTCCGCATATTAAACAGTTAGCACAACTGTGAGTCATATGTCTTTGACCCCATGCGTCACCATTACACATCCAACCGCCACATGCTCCTGTAACACAAAAGTTACTTAGATTGTGACCGTTTACATATGAACGACATCCCATACCTGCTCCGCATGTATGTGATTTACCACATGGCCAACTTCCGCCAGCACATACAGTATATTGACATCCTGGGTTTGTGTCAATAGTCTTTAATGCGTAATTTCCACCTGATCCGCCAATAGCAAATGAACAGTTATTACAACAGGTGTGTCCGGGGCCTCCGCCTCCGCCACTCCATATTTCAAAAGTTACTTTGTATACGTTACTAGGAACGCACCAATAACAGCATTTACCATTTGCTTGTTCACAACAACCACTTTGTCTCGCACACATGTGGCAACGTAATCCACGTTCGTTGTAAATGTATTGCACTTTCCTACAAGCACCCGCACCAGGCTGTAATTTACTCCTAGTAATGGCACCGTTTGGTATGCCTTCTGATGTAACCTTCTTATAACTTGCGTAACTTGCCATTTGGTTCTCTCTCCAATAATATTATACAGTTAGGATACGCCAACCGTAACTATCACCTGAGTATACGAGGTCGAACGCCGCGCCTTCTGAGTTAACAGTCATGTTACTCGCATCACCTTGAATTGGTTTGCCGTTTCTACCAATAGTTAAGTTATTACTATCAAATGTTTTTCTTAGATCGAAAAATCTAACAACATCTCCTACTGCTGGTCCAGCAGGTAGGTTAATAGTAAAGCCTCCACCATTAGTATCAACAAACAACTGTTCTCCAGATGCCGCTGTATACGTAGTTGTGACTGTTTTAGCATTTAAAACACCCACAGGAATCCAGTTTGTTCCGTTATAAAGTTCTAACACATTTACTTGTGTGTTATATCTTATAGAACCTGCTCCCGCGTTTGATGTCCTTTGTGCCGTGTTCCCAAAAGGTATAGTTAAACCTGGTGAACCTAGTGAAATTCGTCTTCCCATTTTCTTTCCTATCCTTATGTAGCCGGTATAGCTGTCTCGATACCCATTACTACACAACTTACGCTGGTAGCTGATGATCGAGCAACAATTATTTTAGTAGCCTGTGCCACAATACCAGTTCTTTCTAATACACCGTTTGGTCCTAGAGATACATCGTATTCTAGATATTCTGCCGCCGTTGGTGTACCAGAGCCTGCTACAGCTAATCTAATACTAGCTGTTGAAGCACCTCTATTACAAAACGATACAGTTACCACGCTGTAAGTATCTGCCGGAACCGTGTAAACGCTTGTATCAGTTGCGGCTGATAAATCGTTTGATCCTAATACTCCTGTTGCCATTTATTACTCCTCTTTTCTATATTTAGCCATTATGTTTTACTTGTTAAAAAGTACGACATGGCAACCGGAGATCCTAATACACCACCGTTGAAATTCATTCCAGTAGTGACAGTAATCTGCGAATTGTCAGTTGTACCAATCGTGTTTCCAGTGATATTTATTTTACCAGCTGTAACTGCGTTAACGTTTAGACTACTTGAACCTCCACCAATTTGTGAATTGATGTAAGTTATAATAGCCGCCTGAGTCGGAACAACGCTGTTAGAATTAGCACTAAACGTACCGTCTGTACTAAATTCGTTAATAGTTGCTCCACTTTCACCAAGACCCACAGCTCCTAATGAAAGTTCTTGTAGTCCTGCTAAACTAAACGCACTTGTGTTCAAACTCGCAGAACCAGTTGACTGTTCAACGTTGAACAATCTTCCTACTCTAAAGTTACCATCTTGGTCAGTTGAAGTGTAAAATACTCTTCCTCCGCCAAACTCTTTAACTTCGTCGTTTGCGTCATTAGGCGTAGCAGGTGTTCCTGGATAGTTGGTACTAGCAAAGTTACCTGTACCAATGTCTAGGAAGTCGTGTCCTGTTAATCTAACCTGACTAAAACGTTTTCTTATACTGATGTTTGTGCCATGTATAGGTGCTTTTTCTACACCTAAGTTTGGTGAAACTTGTAAGTTTGCGGAGTAGTTTCCAGCACTTCCAGTAAGTTCTCTTACAAACACTACCTTGAAGAATCTGCTATCTCCGTCTAACACAAGATTTGAACCTTCTTCTGGTTGATCAGTCATTCCGTATACATTTAAGAAGTTCTTGGATTGGAATATATCTCCATAACCGTCACCTACTAAGGTAGCACCTGCTGTTTCAAAGTCAATACCTCTACTAGTCCATGTAGGTTGTGTTAATACTCCGTTACCAATTCTAATTTCAAATGGTGCTTCAATAGTTTCATTGTTATCAACAATTAACATTGATGGACCACTTGTATATCCGCTTCCTGGATTTACAATATAAAACTGTGTAATTCTACCGTTGGAAACTTGTGCTCTAACCTGAGCTCCAGTTCCTCCACCGCCGGAAATTATACATCTTGGCTCTATTGAATAAGTTGTTGTAGCATCTAAAGTAGATTGAATACCATTTGAATAGTGCCATGTATCCCATCCAGCTGTTCCATCTGATTCTTTAGCAACGTTGGCAACTTTCGTTCCTGGATTGTATGCAGTAATTTGTGCGTATTGTCCAGCACCAGTTCCCGCTGTAATTACAACTCTCATGCCAACATATTTAGATGTGTTAGCTGTTTCAGTGTTTGAAAGGATAATAGTTGTTGCGTTACCGCCCTGTGCTGTATTCTCACTTGATACATAACCTCTACCACCAATAACATCCGGATCATTTAATGAACCGTCGTTATCAACATCTGTTGTATTATAAGTAGATCCATCGTCTGGATTTCTAAGTCTGACTTCAAATATACCATTGTTTACAGCGTTAGCATTTGCTATAACAGCACCATATCCAGCACCACTGATTGTGTAAGTAGCATTGGTATAGTTGTTACCTGCGTTAGTGTATTCAAAATGTATAATAGCACTTCCATCAGTTAAAGCTCTACCAACTTGTGCTTCAAGTCTTCTATTATTCACACCACCTGTAATTGGAGTTTCACTTCCGTCAACGCCTTCTGATACAGCACCAAAGTCACCGTATGAACAGTTTCCGTTAGTACCACGTATCTTACCGCCGTTTTCTGATAGATAACCAATGTGTCCATAGTATGAGAACACAGAAACAAGTTCTGCTCTACCTAAGTTTGTAACCCAAGCTCCGATACCATCACTTAACACCTGTGTAAAGTCGTTAGCAACAATTGAATCGTTACCACCATTATGTAAATCACCATCAATCTTTAATCCAATACATGCTGTACCAAAGTTTGTTACACCTTGTACATATGGAGATCTTGTTTGAATCCAAACTCTTGTATCGTCTGGTCCCCATCCTGGATCTAATGAACAATATGCTCCTGCTGTTGGACGTTTAGTTCCATATGCGTTTGCTGATCCTAATGTTCCGCTTAATCCACCTAGTGTTTGGTTTCTAATACCTGTAGCATCTCTTAATAGATACATGTTTTCCAATAAAGATCCATTTACGCTGTTTCCATAATATAATCCGTTATAGATTGTAGCGTAGTTTGAAGCTTCGCTGTAACTAAATGTTAAATCAAATATAAATCCATCCAAGTAGTTTTTAACATCTGACTCACATTGAGCAGTATCAAAAGTATATGAAGGATAGTTTACAGCAATATATTTTGTAACATCTCTTGCTATAAAATCTTTATTCATCATTATAGCTCTTACACCAGCAAATTTATCTTGGTCATCTACTCTTGTATTTGATCCTCTAATAGTAGGAGCAGTAGAATCACCTGACGCACCGTTTACTTCATAATCAATTTTATCATATAATTCTTGTGATAATTCTGTTACAATAGCTGATACAGCTGAAGTACTATTTGGTTTTGATACATCTTGTGTAAGTGTATTTCCTGTTTGACGTGTAATAGCAGTACCTTCAATGATATCATCTAGTATACTCTTCATATGAAGAATACCAGCTAATGAATACGTAGTATCACCCGAATTAGTTAATTGTCCTGCTGGTTCTACTCTAGTTGAACGTAATTCGTCTCCAACTATAGCAACTCTTTCTGGAACCCTAATTGGAAGAACTTCTTTGTAAGTACCTGTTTTTACAAGTAATACTTTGTGTAGTTTTACTTCCGTTGGAAGAGCATAACCTGCTCCAAGTGTAATAGAACTAGTAATTACTGCCATATTTGTTGTTAATGTAGATAAAGCAGTTGACTCTGCAGTCAATGTAGCATCTTTTGTTTGTAAATATCTATCAGCTTCTGCTATTCCATCTAATGCTTGATAATCAGCGGATGGTGTAGCACTTGTAATAACATCACTACATAAAGAAATAACATGATTCAATGCCGCAACGTTTTGTGTTTCTGATCCTGTATCAAAGAAATCGCCACTTATGTTGTCTTTCATTGCCTGTCCGGCTCTACGTGTTTCTACGTTTCCGCCTCTTCTTAAATCAACTGTTATCGCATCTAAAGCAAATCCTGCTAGTCTTTGGAACTTGGCTTCATCAAAAGCAAATCCAATAAAGAACGGACTTGTTTGAGTAATAATTTGTCTCTTAGCCCATTTAGCAGTTTCGTATGCTATAAACATTCTATTCTTTTCTAGCAATCCTACAGCATTAGGATTCTTAGCACCTTTTTCAATTTGATCACATGCGTATCTAATTGTTTTCCAAGGTCTATCTAATGTAGTTCCGTTTGTTGGAGTAGGATTATCTGTACCAACTCCTGTTGAAACATAAAATACATCTGGTACAGCACCAAAGTCTTTCCACTCTGGAATGCCACCGCTTGATACACTTAATACTTGACCGTCTGCTCCAATTGGTAATCTAGTTGGACCTGATCCACCAAAGTATAATAAGTCACCTTGTGTTGTAATTGTGCTTTCCTCAGCACCTGACGCTAGGTTATTCCAAAAAGCACCTGCTGAGTCGTTGTCTGGTCTTTTTGCTGTATCAGAAGTATGTGCTTGTACACAAACATAACTGATTAATCCGTAACGGACAGCATCACCTAAATCATATAATGTAGCTGTAGTCCAAGTATTTTTCCACTCAATACCTTGGTTTAATCTTGACCAATAAGTTGCGTTGGGTGGACGTTGTCCTGTACTGTTAGCTGTAGCAAGATAAGTATAACCACCTAGTCTTACAACATCACCAACTTTGTATTCTTGGTTTGTTGAGTCATCTCCCCAGTCGCCTCTTAAATTAAATCCTGATGTTACAAGATCCCATTTAGCACTTGCTGGAGGAACATCACCGTATACATTTTGATTTGCTACGTATTGATTACCACCATAAGTTACAAAGTCACCTGGTTGATATCTTTCATCACCTTGCCATGTATTTTCAAATTCCAATCCAGGAACAAATTTTTCCCAGTTTGTAATATCTGCTTGAAGTGTACCTAGTTGTGAATCTGCATTTGTAACAACTGAAGTATGTTGTGTTGTACAAATCCAAAGAGTAGCACCATATAATACAACATCATTAATTTTGTATCTATAACTATTTGCCCACTCACCTAAATATTCAATTCCTTTATTTAAATAATCCCATTTTGCTTGATCGGCTTCAAGTCCGCTTGCCGCAGATGCATTTGAAGTATGTCCTGTATTACAAACATATAAAGTTCCACCATATTTTACAATATCGTTAATTTTATATCTTGTGTTTATAGCCCAGTTCTGTTTCCAATCTTGACCTTCGGAGAATAGGTCCCATTTTAAAATATCAGCTTCAAGTCCAAGTGCATTAGTGGCCGCGGCAGTATGACCAGTGTTACAAATGTAAATGTTTCCACCATATTTTACCAAGTCGTTTGCTTTATAAACTGTTCCAGCTACCCAATTATCTTTCCAGTCAATTGATGTAGCAAACTGATCCCATTTTGATTGATCAGCTTCTAGTGTTGATTGTGCTGTGTGTCCACTGTTACAAATGTAAATGATACCACCGTATCTTACGATGTCATTAATTTTGTAAAATGTTGCCGCACTCCAATCACTTTTCCATTGAGTACCGTCACTGAAATTGTTCCAGTTTGATATATCAGTGTAGAAATTAGAACCTGCTGTATGTCCAGTAACACAAACATAAGTTCTTCCACCATATCTAATTACGTCATCTTTTAGATATGCAGTAGAAGCTACCCAGTTGTCTTTCCAGATAAATCTAATTCTACCTAGTTTAAATTCTGCCATTTTTTGCTCCGTTCTTGGTATTATACATATTTATCATTATCCGTTAAAGTCATCTCTTTCAGTTCTTGATGAAAAGAACATATTAAGTGCCGCTAGTCCTCCGCCTAACGACCCCCTAATTTCAAAGTTAGGTGAAATTGTTGCCATCGCATTTGGATTATTTGATCCAGCTGTGTTGGATATAGTCCTTGATTCTAGCTTAATCTGTCCCGCTGTAAGTGCGTTTGTAAACAGATTAGATCCACCTCCTGTAAATCTATTCTCAATATATGATTTCAGTGCTTTTTCTGTTGGTATAATATTGTTACTATTTGCTACAAAAGTAGTTTCTGTAGAAAATTCTCTAATAACAGCTTGTGTACCACCTACACTAATACCACCTAATCTAATTTCGTCTAAACCTTCCAAGTTAAAGAAGTCAGCACTTAGAGTCACACCACCTTGTGCCTGTGAAACTTTAAATAGTTCACCTACCCTATAGTTACCATCTTGGTCTGTACTTGTGTAGAACACCCTACCACCATTGGCTTCACGTACTTCATTTGCTTGTTCAGTTTCGTTTACACTGGTTTGTCCAGCGATATAAAGTGCTGGATAATTTGTATTAGCAAAGTTACCTGTACCAATATCTAGGAAGTCGTGTCCTGTTAATCTACATTGTGAATATCTTTCTCTTATAGTAGCTGTTACACCATGTAATGGTGCTGTTGCTCTTGTAAGTATTGGAGATATTTGGAATGTAATTTGTCTATTAGGAGCAGATCCTTCTGTCTTAGTTACTTTAACTAATCTGTAAACTGTCGCATCTCCTGTAAACACAACGTTTGCTCCTGGTCCTGGAACAAGATCTATTCCAGTAATTACCATTGAATTTCCTGTTTGTTTTGCTTCAGCATAACCGTTACCAGTGATTGCTATAACTGCTGTCGCATATCCAGTTCCTCTATTGTAAAAAGTAGGTTGTCCTATAACGCCATTTCTTACTGTAACTGTATAATAAGGTTCTCCTGTTTCTTCTGGATCATAAACTGTTACTGTAGGAGGACTTGAAGTATCATATCCACTACCTACTTCATATAGTAAGAACTGACTAATTTTATTTGTAGCAACTACAGCTCTTGCGAATGCTTTCTTACCACCCGTAATAATATTTCCTGTGCCTGTGCTTTGTCTTACACCTATCCAAGTCGGAGTATTAGAAGCAACGCCACCTACTATAGCTGTCAAATTGTTTACTGTTGTAATGACATTCCAGTTATGTGCGTCACCTGATTCTAAAGCATTTCCATTTTCATTTACACAAACAAAAGCTCCTTGAGTGTAACCAACTTTCCATGCGTTAGCTGTAGAGTCTCCTAGTAATGCCGCATCGTACCAGTTTGATCCGTCGGCGCTGTATATAACTCTATCTGAATTTTTCATAGATGCTACCCAAGCATTATTACCAAAAACTAAATCAGTATATTCTTCTGATCCACCTGGTGTTACTGCTGTTCCTGAACTCCATGATACTCCGTTATCAGCTGATGTAACTGTTGTTCCGTCAGTAGCAATAGCAATCCATTTGCCTGCTCCGTAAGCCAATCCTACCCAATTTTTATTTCCTGTTCCAAGTGCTTTGGTTGACCAAGTTCCTGTTACGACAGTACTATCACTTGCTGTAACTAATGATCCAACGTAAATATCTGAATTGTTATTTCCAGTCGCCATAATTACATCATCATTAAGTCCGCCTATTTGTACTCTTGACCAATTGTTTGTTGCTGGTAATGTTGAAGTATCAAATGTTGCTCCATCATTTGAAAATACTAATTGATTGGTAGCATTTGCCACGGCCGCTAATATTGGACCTGACTTAGAAAATGCTGTGTAATTTTTTGCTGTAATATTACTACCCGATGTTGGTCTTTGTGTCCAAACACTTCCATCTGCTGATGTATAAAAATCATCAGTACCAGTTATTCCGTAATACCAAAGTCCTAAAGTATCACTGTAACCTACGTCTGGAGCACCTGCTTGAATACTGTTGTTTGAAACAGTAAATGTTGGTGCTGACACAGTCACTCTTGGTTCTATAGCATATACTGTTGTTGCTCCTAATGCTGTAGCATTAACTTTACCAGCAAGTAAATTATCAAATCCTGGTGTACCTGTACTGTCTTTATAAACCTGTGCTACTTTTGTTGACGCATTATAATTTACAATATAACCATATTGTCCGCCTCCTGGACCTTCTGTAATAACTATTCTTGAACCGTTTATTTGCGATGCTGTTCTTGACTCTGAAGCAGATAATGTAATACTTGTTAAATCTCCTGCTTGGGCATTGTTTGTAGCAAATTGAAATCCTCTACCACCAATGTTTGTACTATCATCAGGTAGTTCTAATTCAATCTTGTTAACAGCTCCTTGTCTAAATTCTTCCCAATATACAGATAATCCTGTTCCAGCAACTTGTGTAAATGCCGCTGTTGCGTTGCTATATGTTTCTCCTGCGTTAGTATATTCTAAGGCAAGTACTTGTGAACCATCTGTAAAGATATTATCAACTTGTGCTTCCGTTGCCCTGTTGTTTACTGTCGCAGTTTGTGGTGTTTCGTTAGCATCAAATCCTTCTGCTACTGAACCAAAGTCTCCGTAAGAGTTGTTTCCGTTTGTAGCTCTCATTATTCCGCCGTTTTCAGCAAGGTAACCTATGTGTGCGTAATATGTAAACACAGACACTAGCTCTGAACGTCCTAGATTTGTTGCCCAGTATCCAATTCCATCACTTAATACCTGTGTAAAGTCGTTAGCAACGATTGATCTGTTTCCGCCGTTATGTAATGCTCCGTCAATTTTCATTCCAACACAATTATCTCCAATAGTTGTTACACCTTGAATGTAAGGTGAACGTCCCGCAGATATTCTTTCAAAGCTAACTGATTCTGGATTAACTGATACAAAAGTATGAGCATATTGATCACTAGCACTAGACTTTCCTACATTCACTGTGAACGATGTAGTTGTTACCGCTGTAATTGCTAATTTTTGATTGTAAGCAGGGTCTGTTACTCTTGGATATGTTTTCTGTGCTGTGTTTCCGTCCATTGTACAAGTAAAAGTAAAAGCATTGCCGGCAATCGCTATTGAATTACCAACTTTTAAATTATGATTCCAAGTTATACCGTTGTTAGTAGCACTTGAAAATTTATGTGTATATTGATCTGTATCTTTACTCTTACCAACATTTACTGAAATAGTTGTAGCAGATTTATCAAATATTCTTATGTCTGCTCCAGCCGCTGGATCACTTATTCTTGGATAAGCATGAACTGAAGTATAATTGTCTTTAGAACATGTAAATGAAACACTTTCTGTAGCTATTCTAATTGTTTCTCCTACGTCTAGTGTGTGATTTCCTATTGTAGCTACCATTACTCCTGACTTTGGATCATATGTAGCATCTGTAACAGTATATTGTTGTGTAGGTAATGTCATTGTAAACACACCGTCTGCTGGATTGTATGTAGCAGTAGAAGGTGTATAGTATGCTTTTGACTTACTAGCAATCCAAACATCAGTATCTGAAGAACCTGTACCTGGATCTAAAGAAACAAATGCTCCACCTGATGGGCGTTTTGTTCCGTAAGTATTTGCTACACTTAATACGCCAGTCAATCCTCTTAAAGTAAGTCTTCTTATACCACAACTATTTCTTACATAGAACATATCGTTTCTTTCGTTCAATGTAGGAATTGTTAAAGCTGTCTGTTCGCCTTTAGCATTTCTTGGTCCTAAAACAACATCTATTCCGTTAAGGGCTGGACTAATACTTGTTGATCTTAGTTCTGCTCCAACTAACGCTACCTTTGCTGGTAAGCTAATTGGCAGTACTTCTTTGTAATCTCCTGCCGCAACTGATATAGTTGCTCCAGTGCCTACTCTATTCACTTCGTCTAAAAATAGATATTGTGTAGCGTATCTCACTGTTCTAAATGGTGCGTTTAATGTTCCACCTCTATCTGGATCATCTATTCCATCAGTAGATACATAATAAACATTGTTTGCTAAATCAATTAAGTCCCAAGCAGGCATTGTACCTGTTGAAATTAAAGCGGCACCGTCTTGCCCAATAGCTAATCTTTGTGTGTCAATTGCTGTAGAATCTTGATCTTCAAATGTCTTAAGATCACCTTTTCTCGCAAGTTTGTTTGTTCTATTACCTAGAATCATTAACTTCCAGTAATCGTTATCTGGTTGTTCTACATCAAGATCTGGTCTAGATGCTGATTCAGTTGAACGATGATATTTGAGTGAAACATACGCTGTACCAGCCCAAGTTACAATATCGCCTTGATAATATTCTGTGTTATCTTCCCAGAAGTTTCTAAAGTTTCTACCATCTACAAGTTTTTCCCAATATGTTGGCCACTGGTCTGGTTGTAAGTTTGTGCTGTCTTGAATAGCAATATATAAAGTACCTGTAAGTCTAACAATATCACCAGTTAAGTAATTAATATCAGCACTATCTTCTGATCCTGCTAGGTTCCAGTCACCTCTAAATTTGTATCCTTCAAAAGTTAAGTTCCAGTCACCAGTGTATTGGCTTGGTGGTTTATTTGTGTTAAAAGTTACTGCTTTGTAAATATATCCGCCATAAAGAACTAGGTCACCTGACTGATAATAAACACCATTATCCCAAACACTATCGTATTCAGTTCCTGGAAGATATATGCTCCACTTACTTGTAGCATAATCTGTTTGAAATCCGTTATCACCTGCAGTTGCTGTATGACCAACAATACATTTCATTAAGTTTCCGCCACGCTTGACTATGTCATTTACTTTATAACGTACTTCGCCGGTCCATAAACTTTTGTATTCAATTCCGGAAATTTGTATTTCCCATTTAGCTTGATCTTCTTCTAGGCCTAAAGCAGTATTGTCTGCTGAAGTATGTCCTGTGATACATTTATATACAATACCACCATACTTAACAATATCATTAACTTTATATCTTGTTCCAATTGCCCAAGTTGCTCTCCAAGTATCCGAGTCTGATAATACTGTCCATTTAGCTTGGTCTGCTTCTAGTCCTAGTAATATAGTTACAGCAGATACGTGCTGGGCTGTACATTTGTAAACTTTACCGTTGTATCTAACAAGGTCATTAATTCTATATAGTGTGCTTACTGTCCAGTTGTATTTCCAATCAGCTGACGAAACAGCAACTAATGTCCATTTTGTTATATCAGCAACAAGTCCGTCTGTACCTGATGCTAGTGTACCAGATGAAGTATGTGATTCAGTACATTGATAAACTGACGCACCGTATTTTACAATATTTCCTACAGAGTAAAGTGTACTTGTACTCCAATCTTTTTTCCAGCTGACGCCTTCTGATTGTTTTTTCCATTTTGGTTGAGCGGGTGTTTTATCTGTTCCTGCTAGATCATTATAAAAATCTGCTGAAGTATGTGTTCTTAGTGCTACATAGGTATATCCATTGTAATGGATCATATCATCTACGATATAATCAGCACCGCCGGACCAGTTACCCTTCCAATTAAATCTAATTCTACTTAACTTAAAATCTGCCATTTTCTCAACCTTTTATGTATTTATTATACTCCTGTAGGGTAAGTATACCCTTCGTTAATTCTAGCAACAAGATTACCACCATCGTCTACGTAATAATTAATATTTCTGTTATCCCATCTAAATTGTTCATAATTTAGATTTGTGTATACCACTTCATGATTTACATTTTTTCCTTCGTAAAAATCTTGCCCTTGTTCGAAATCCTCATAATTTTGTGCCGGATCACCTTCTTTGTTAATAGTAATACTGTCGTTTGCTTGAAGTTGATCAACTTTGGCAATAAATAATTCTCCGTCAGCAGTCCTTCTTAATCCATAAAAATATCTCTGATCTAGTTGGGCAACCATATCAGTAATGCTTTGTCCTAAAAATGTATCAGCCATTACACTATCTCCACTATGCTGAGGATAACATCAATTGATGCTGTCTGATCAGCGGTTACATATAAAACATTATTTGCGTCCATAACAATTTTTTCACCTTTGCCTATTGGTTTCATTGCCGTGTTTGGTGCTATGGGCATATTCCTTATTAATGTTCCTATTGAACTTGCTTCATCACCTAATTCAAGTGTACAACTTACCATTGAATCAGTTAAGTTTGCTATATTCATTCCTATAATTGTAGTACTAGTCGCTGAAGGTGTAGTATATACCGCTACCCTCTGCGTTCCTATTTCTTTTCCTACTATATTTCTAAAATTTGTTGCCATATCTTTTTATCCTAAATTGTCAAAGCAAGTTTGATAGCTATTTCCTCCGCATCATTAAACGAAACAGCACCAGTTGAACCAGCAACTGATACCCAGTTACCACCGATGTCATATATTTCAACTCTGTCAGCAACACTATTATATCTCATCATTCCTGTTACAGGAGTTGGATGTCTATTAGCGTTTGTGCCTACAGGTATCACAAATCCACCAGTACCGTCAATTTTAAAATATCCAGTACCTGTCTGTTTCAGTGTAGTAACAGCACCGTCTATAGTATTAGTTATCTGATTTCCATTAAAACTGAAGTTTTCTATGGATACATAACCCCCACCATTGGCTGTCAGAACCAAGTTTTGATTGGTTGTAATAGTTTGTAGAGTATTTCCTGAGACAGATATATCATCTACTTCTAATTTTTTAATATCAAATCTATTAGCTGTTACGTCTGCTACAACAGATCCACCAGCATAAAAGCGTATTGTATCGTCATCAGCACCAGGTGTTAATTCTGGTGTAATATAAGTATCTCTATCATCGTCATATACACCACCTAGTTCAGTCCACTGTCCGTCATATGCTTCAAAGACGTTTGTGTCTGTATTGTATCTTATCATTCCAGTAATAGCAGATCCTGGTCTTTGAGCTGTTGTTCCTTTAGGTAAAACCAGTGCTCCTGTACTGTCAATCTGTACAGATTCACTGCTAGGATCTAAAACAATATCTCCGCCATCATTAGAAATAATATTAGAATCAAATTTTAAATTATCAATAACAACTTTTCCTGATCCGTTTGGAACAAGATTAATACTTCCATCACTTCCTGTAGATTGGATTGTGTCGTTATCTATTGTAATATCGTCAACAACAACTTTACCTACATTTAATTCGGACCAAGCTAATAAGTTAGTTCCTAATTTGTAAGTATTATCTACACTTGGTACAATATCACTAGCTATTCTAGCTTGGATATCTATTGTATCAGTAGCTTCGTCACCTAATGTTATGTTTCCACCAACGGAAACATTTCCAGTAACATCTAAATTTCCTGTTATAGCAACATTGTCTAATAAGTTGATAGTTCCTGACGAACTGTTTAAATTTATGTCACCACTTGTACTTGATATTGTATTGCCAGTAATTCTTATAGCACCAGATTCTACTTTAGTTCCGTCAATAATTGTAGTGTTTACTCCGTCAGTAAAAGTAATACCTTGGTTATTATTAAATAAAAATTCTGCGTTTGTAAATGTAACTTCACCTGTTGACTGATTGACTCTAAATAAATCTCCAACTCTAAAGTCACCTTTGTGATCAACTGTACTAAAATAAATGTTTGCTCCGTTTAATGCTGTAACTTCGTTAGCTTGTATGACCTGTGTTGTATCATTTGTTACGTCTTTACCTGTACCAATGTAAGCTAAATTCATTCCAATCGCATAAACAATACATCCTGGTCCGTCACCATATAGTCCATAATTTCCGTAAACACTTGCACTAGCAATTGATCTAATTTCTCCTCCAAAGTCGGACTGATCAATTAAAGTTAATGCTGTTGCTGTAGCACCATTATTAAATCTTATATCTTGAATAAATGTATCATTATCTACAATAGACTGGCTACCGTTATCTCCGTCAAAGTCTAGTTTTAAAACTGTATATTGATCAACAACTTTTGCCGCAGTTGGAGCTGAGCCAGGCGCTGAACTTACCCCTGTGCCTTTTCTAATTCTTATATCGTCGACTCTACCTTGCCAATCACTTGAGCTACCATCAAACTTAGATCCAATAATTAAAGGTTTTGTAGTTCCTAAGTCTGTACTGTTAGTAGTATTTTGTTGTAATAATCCATCTATGAATAAACTTATTGTTGTACCAACTCTTGTTACACTTACATGATAAAAAGTTGTGTTTGTAAGAGTTACATTTGGTGCTAATATCTCTGTGTTACCAATATATACTTTTGGTTTTCTATCAACAAAGTAAACATGTAGTCCGTTATCTGTATCACTTCCTGCTCTAAAGTCGAATAATGTTTCTGTTCCTGTATCATCTGAAATGTAAATCCATGATTCAACATCAAAGTCTCCAGTTCCAAACCCAAAGTCTGACGAAGTTGTAATGCTAAATCTATCTCCAGTACCGTCTAGTAATCCCATACCTGTGCCAAACTTAATAGCACCTGTTGTAACTATTTGAGCATTTCCAATTGCTGTTATAGTTTTCTTTGCTCTACTTAGAGGTGTAATAAATCCAGTAGGCTTGCCATCGATAATCACTTCATTAGTTGATACAGATTCTATAGTAGCTGTTGCTAACTGTGTACCAGCCGCATTGAATAAAGTAATAGTGTTACCTGCTCCTGGAGCCGATCCACTTATTCCACTATATTTTATTTTTGTTTTTCCATCACCTTTTAACCCTGCCGCACCGTCTACAATATGTATACCTTTGTCAGCAAAGTATGTAAAACAGTTTAACCATTCTACTCTTGAGCCGTTTGTAATTTTTAATCCTGTTTGCCCTGGAGTAATAAAAGTCACAGCATGAAACAACATAGAAGCTTCTCTTGAATCAGCATTGGCTACGCTACCATCTACTAACGCACCTCTTCCTGCGTCACCTGCGGCAAATCCTCTTGGATCTGTATTTGAAGTAGTTGTACCTTTTGTAATTACAGTTACGTTTCTCACATAAGGAGATCTTAAATATACTCTAAAATTACTAGCAAATTTAAAACCGTAACCTGTATCATTTCCTGAATTATAATAAAAATCTTTTATCGTTAAATCTTCAACAGCTGAATCACCTTGTAATACAAAAGCATCATTACTTTGCGTTCCGCTTGTAGGAGATACTTCTACTGATCTTAAACTATGTCCTCTTACAGTTACTCCTAAAGGAACGTTTAAAGGAAATGCTTCTTGGAACTGTCCAGGGTAAATGTATACTGTATCACCTAGTGAAGCAAGTTGTAATGCTTTCGAAATTGTTAAAACAGGATCTTGCGGATGAGTTCCTGTAGCAGTATCACTACCATTTGCCGCAACATAAATTATATTTCCTGGTACAGAAATTAAGTCTATACTTCCAAAGTCAAGATCGTTTGTTGTTAATGTGTTAGTAGTCACGTTAGCAAATCTACCAGTTGCCCAACGTTTACCAGCTTTACCTATATCATAAGTGTTGTCAGCATCAGGCATAATATCACTAGCAATATCTGCGTTAAGGAAAATACTATCTGTATCAGCATCTCCAAGTGTAATATTTCCATCTGCTGAAATATTTCCAGTAGCATGTAAATTACCATTTACTTGTGTATTACCAATTATATTAACAGTACCTGTACCGTTAGCTCTAATAAACAAGTCGCTGTTTGTGTTTGTATTTTCAATGAAGTTGTTATTAATTTCTAAGTCACCAACTAATACTCTATTTCCTACAATAGTATTATCAGCTGTTGCGATGTTAAATTCTTGTGCCGAAGTAGAAATTGTGTTTGACGAACCGTCAAGTGTAATATTACCTACTTGGAATGTGTTATTTGTAATTTCAAGATCTGTAACTCTTGCTACGCCTTGAATGTCTAATGGATATTGAGGTGATGTTGTCTTTACGCCGATCCTGCGATTTGTTACATCTAAGTATAAAAGGTCTGTCTCAAAAGCTAAATCTACGCCATTTCGCGTTAGATTTGACTTCAAGAGCTGACCGGATATGCGACCGATTGCCATGTCTACTCCTCAATACGGGGATCCTGTCCCACTAGCCCGATTCTCAGCATTTGCTCTTTGCCGGCTAACCACAGTTTGTACTGCAACAGCTTGGCCTGCTATTGTTGCATTATACTTATTTATGTGAATTATGTAATTAATCTAAGATAAGGTTGAATAAATAGGCTAATTCTTCAACGTCACCGGAAAGTATACTTTCAACCTCTCCTGCGGCATTTATCCAGCTAGTTCCGTTCCAAGTTTCTACTCTTTCTAGTTGTAGATTATATCTAGTATTACCAACTTCTGGACTTGTTGGACGTTGGGCAGTATTTCCTGATGGAGGAATTAATCCGTTAACATTATCAAATTTTAGATATGCTTGATTGTTATTATTTGTTAAATTAAAAATAAAATTACTGTTTGAATCGTTAAACAAATTACTTTCTTGAAATTGTAAATCGCCAATAACTGTTTTACCTGTGCCGTTAGATTTAAGTTGGAATGTTCCATCTTGTTGATCAGTAGACACAACATTTCCATCTATAGATAATTTATGATCTGAACTAAATCCTTTACTTTCAAGTAACGTTCCGTTAAGAGTATGATTAGTTTGTCCTGCTGTTACAAAATTAAATTGATTGTTTGACAAGTCTAAATAAGTATCTCTGTCTGAATCATATATACCTTGTAAGCTAACAGATCCGCTTACGGATGTTCCTTCAAAGCCGTTGAAATTTGTGTTAAATCTTACTCCACCTTGTGTGGAAGGACGTTGGGCTGTTTCTCCTTTTGGTAATCTAAGTTCACCTGTAGCATCAATCTTTAATTCAGTGGTTGGTTTAAAAACAAGATCACCTGTGCTTGAATCAACTATATTGCTTTTGAATCTAACATTATCAAATTTAATTTTTCCTGTACCTGTGCTTTGTAAATTTAAATCAGCATTAGTTTCATTTGTGCTAATCTGTCCTGTTCCAATTGTTATAGTGTTTATGTTAGCAGATACCGTGTTTGATTCGGCCCATCTATTTGTAGGTGTACCTAATTTTTGACCTTCGGTATCTCCTGGTATAAATGCTTGGCTAATAGGAGTATTAAAGTCAACTGTATCGCTTGGTGAATTACCAATTGTATTTAAAGATCCACCTATAGTAAAATTACCTGTCATAGTAGTACTCGGCATTGTTACATTGTCTTGAAATTGAATTGTACCAGTACTATTAAAATTTAAAGCTGACCTTGTAGCTTCGATTGTGTTTCCTTGGATGTATATATTATCCATTGCTATCTGACCTGGTGACAATGTTACTGTTCCGTTATCGTCTTTTATTCTTACTGTAGAATTAGAAGCAAATATACTTTCAATATCAAAACTTGTTCTACCATTTTCTAAGTCAACTAAAAAGTTATTTCCTACTCTATAATTTCCTCTTTGATCTTGTGTTGTGTAATACGCTTTAGCATTATTTGTCGTAATAACCTCATTAGCTTGTATAGTAAGTGTATTATCATTAGTGACATTTTTTCCTGCTCCTATGTACGCAAAATTATGATTTATCAAATACGCAAGATTAGCGGCACCGTCTGCTACTAATCCTTTGTTACCATATACGTTAGCACTAGCAATACTTCTAAGTTCACAACCATAAGCAGTTGTATTATCAGCTTGTAGTCTTCCTGAGCCTTGTTCTAATTTTAGTCCTGTTTCAGCAAAATATGTAAAGCTGTTTAACCATTCAACTCTTACTCCACTTTTAGCTACAAGTCCTGTAACTCCTGGCGTAATAAAGGTTACAGCGTGGAATAACATACTAGCTGACCTACTTGTTTGTTGTACAACTCCACCGTCTATCATTGCTCCTCTACCAGCGTCACCACTAGCATATCCTCTAGGATCTGATGCGGATGTTGTAGTACCTTTTGTAATCACTGTACAATTTCTAATGTAAGGAGATCTACCTATTTCTTGATTAATAATACCTATTGTATAATTGTCTGCTAGTCTAAAAGCGTATCCTTTATCATTTCCTGAATCATAATAAAAATCTTTTATTGTAATATTTTCTATTGTAGCATCAGCATTGAGTTTAAAACAGTCATTGCTTTGTGTAGCAGATGTAGGAATAATTTCTACATTTTTAATATTATCACCTTGGATCGTTACTCCTCTTGGAACTGTCATTGGAAATGCTTCTTGGTACGTTCCAGGATAGATATAAATTATTGAATTTTCATTTGCTATGCTTAACGCTTTAGTGATTGTAGCAAAAGGTCCTCCTGGACTTGTTCCTTCATTGGTATCTTTACCATTACCATTAGATACAAAAATAAGTCCAACGTTTTTAGAAACTTCAATTCCTTGATAAATCAATCCGTTCGCTTGTACTGTGTCAGCAACCAACGTATTAACATTAATTCTAAATCTCTTTGCTCCACCAGTACTGTCATCATCTTTTCCTATATGAAAAACATTATCTTGATCTGGTTCTATATCATTATGAAAGTCACTAAAAAATTTAGCTGTATCTGTTGAATCATCACCAATAGTAATACTTGTACCACCGTATGTAATATTGCCAGTAGCATGTACGTTACCTGTTACTGTAAGTGTTCCACCAGTTGTAAGTTGTAATTTTCTAGGAGCACTTCTAGGTAATACAGATTCTATATATGCTTTTAATTTGTCAGGTCTAGGATGGTCGGCAAGTGTTCTTGAAGCAGGAAATGCTGTTCCACTAGAATATGCTGTATTTAATGTGCCAGTTTTTAAAACATCATCAGCTTGAATATCTCCGTCATTGTCCCAGTCAAATACTTCAAGTTCTTCTGCTGTAAATGGAGCTCCTCTTAATCTAATAGAGTCTGCGATATCGTATAACCTTGTGCCATCGTTTGGTAGTGAACTAGCAGAATTAATTGGACCTGGGTACCAATAGTTTCCATAATTGCCATTGGCATTCCATACTGCTGTTTGTCCGTCATAAACTTCTGATCTTAATCCTACACCACCATTGGTTTGTAATGCTTTAATTCCGTCATCTCTAACAGCAAAGTTATAACTACCTATTCCGTTTGTTTTAATATATCCTGATGGATGCGTTGATTTTAGTTCTACATTGCCACTTGGTGTTGATATACCCGTAGTAGCTAATGTTAAATTTCCTACACTTAAACTGTTACCAAATATAATATCTGGATCCGATGTTCCGGATGCTGTACGCATTGTACCGTTAATTGTTAAATTTCTAGGAGTTGTTGTTGTATTAATTCCAAGAGTATTATCTCTTTTTACAACCAATAGATCAGTGTCAAATGCCAAATCGGCAAGTTCACGTTGTAAGTTGTCTTGTAAAAGCTGACCAGCTATACGGGCTACTTGTACCATATTATTTCCCTCGAATTAACAAGTGTATTTATTGTATTACTTGTCGAAGTTATGTAGCACTTGTACTGGCTTTCCTGTAGGTACAGGAGTACCAAACACAAGGTACCAACCTGCGGCATATGGAGCACCTGGTCCTGAAGATGGATTTTGTACTAGAGTGTAGTTTGTTGTTGCTAATTGAAAAACGTTTTCAATAGTAACTAGTATATTATTTTCTGAAATAGGTACAGGATAAAAACTATCTCCTGAATTTAACGGGCCAAATGTTGTTTCTGTTCCGTTACCGTTACCTAGGTTTTGTTGTGTAATAGTAATAGGTTCTTTGAATCTAATAGGTTTCCAAGCACTATTTTGATATACTTCAAAATTTGTAACATCAGTGTTATATCTTAACATTCCTTCTACAGGTGTAAAAGGTCTAGAATTTTGATCACCTTTGGGTGGAATAATTGCTTTGTCAGTATTAACTGTGGCCAATCCTAAAGCATCAATATTGAAGCCTTTTGTATCGGCATTGATTCCTCGAGATGTTCTTTGTGCTTTAATAAATCTCATTACACTTCCAAATAACTTACTGTAGCAATTAGGTTAGCCGGAGATTGACTTACAGCAACAATTTTATCTCCTCCTTCAAGAACAATTTTTTCAGTATCAAAAGTAAAAGTGTCTGCTCCTGCTATTACCAAATCATTCAAAATTTGGTTAGCGTTTGGGTCAGCATTACCTTTTGCTTGTCCGTTTGGTATAAGATGTAGGTCCACAGAAGTATCATTTGATCCTCCTGTATCTACCGCCGCCTTATTACAGATAAGCAAAGTAGTAATTGCGTGTCTGCTTCCATTAGGTACTGTATGAATTATTGTATCTGTTAAACCTATTTGTTTATTTACAATCGCCATATTCTTTCCTTAAAATAACATACTATAAAGTAGTGATCTATTAGTACTTATCAATTCATCCTCATGATCGTACTTGTTTTTGTACCAAACTCCTGTCTTTCCTTTATCAGGATCTTTAGCATATACAGCAACATGAGTTGGTGAATAAGTTACCGCTGAACTATCGTCTTGTATAGGTAACCTAAGTAAGCCGTCAATTTTAACAAATGGACTACCATTACTACTCAAAGTAAGATCTGCTCCACTAGATGTTGTTGTAATTAAATTATCTTGAAAACTAACATTTTCAATTTCTGTAGAATCATTTTTAATTAAGACTCTTTCGTTTCCGTCTACTGTAAATCTAATAGCACTAATGCTGTCATCTAAACTATCATCAAAAAGATTTACTGCTGTGTTTCCTCTAGCTACAGATGTAATTTGGATAGTTTGAATACCTGTTGTAATAGCATCATCTACATATTTCTTGTTTGGAATATCATCATCTGCTGTTACTTGTGTTTCGTAATTGTTTGTTCCACTAACATTGATTACTCCAGTACCGCTGTTTATAAGATATAAATCTCCGCCGCCAGTTGTTATACTGTTTGTAAGTATTCCTCTAATGGCACCTGCGTTATCTTTAAACGTAAAAGTACCTGCTCTTACAGTTTGTGTTACAGGATCGTTATGTGATGTTTGTTCATCAAATAAGAACAACGCATCTTGTTGTGTTCCTCTATCAAATTGTAATCCAGCTGTGTTTAATGTTATTCCACTTCCTGTTTCGCCATCATTAATTTTTATGATATTATCTTTTAGTGCTAGATTAGAAGAATTTACTGTAGTAGTGGTACCAGAAACAGTCAAGTTACCGGTTAGGGTAGTAGTACCAGTAGTTCCGGTATCTAATGTAATAGTGTTACCGTCTGCTACTCTTATGGTATAATTACCGCTGTTTACATTTAAATTCTTTGACATTTATAATTCCTTAAATTGTTGTGGGGAACTTGCCCCCACAACATTTATATCTTATCTTACGATGCCTGTGCGTCAACTACAATGCCGCCGCTTTCAGCCGCCGCTTTAGTAACTACACCACCTGAACCGTATGCTGTAAAGCCTGAACTATTAACACCCGATAATTGGAAGTTGTTAGTTGTCTTACCAGCTACTGTGTAAGCAGTTTCAGTGTTTAGCTCAACCATTCCAACTACGCCACGGATAGATACTTTATCTCCGTTGCTGAAGCCGTGTCCAGTTGCTGTAATAACACATGGATTTGCCGCTGTAGCACCTGAAATAACTTTTTCAATTGCTTCAGATGTACCTGTTGATGATCTAGCCCATTTATGGTTAGAAGCACCTTCAAGTTGCATTTTTCTGTTCATTAACTTGGTAACTTGTTTTGTAACACCATCACTGTCAGTTACGTTGATGCAGAATTCACTAGCACCTAAGCCGCCGATTGATTTGTTAACAAGTGTACAAGTTTCTGTTTTAGTTCCATCAGTAACGATGAATTTTCTTGTTGATCGTTGTGACACAATATGTGACTCAGTAGTAATTTCTCCACCAGCCGCGAATTTAACCGCAGTTACTTGGATTTTACCTGCTCCATCACCAATGTGCTTTTTATTAATAGGTCTTCCCATTTTTTTCTCCTTATGTTAGACGTTCTAGGTCTACGCTGTGGGTTAAACAGCATAAGTCCTCATCTTAGAGGTTCTCTCTTAGACATTGTATTTATCACAAAAGGAAAAAGGTATACAAGTTTCCTTGCACACCTTTTAAAATAAGCAATAATAGGTAGGACTCGGTTATACCTACAACCCCTCGCCACAGATGCCATTCTGATAACCAGGGAACCTAGTTCCGCTCGGGAGAGCGATGTGACTCAGCGTATTTCTACTACCAAGCCTGGGTACCACCCCTAACTAGTCAAGTTCGACGCTCTGGTAAACGCCTCTTCCTTGCACTAT